AATATGTAATGAGGATATAATAAAGAATTCTACAAATACATTTCTATTTGTATCTTTAGAAGGTATTCCTTATCATCGTAAATGTTGGAATTTATCTAAAAGTAAACGTATAAAACTAGATAATGAAAATATTTAAATTTTATTATATTATCATAGTTATAAAATAATTTATTATTATAGGATATGTTTATTATCGCGTTATTTAAAAAAATCTTAATTTAGAAATTAATTTTATTTTTTTAATTTTTATGAAATTTTTATAATTTCTCTAAAAATAACAATAATTATTTTTAATAAGCTTATAATAAACAATAATCTAAATATATGATAATAAATATGTCTAATATAAAAATAACTAAGTAAATATTTTATTAAAATACTAATACATAAAAAAATAAATTGATAACTATATTATTAATATTGTACATCAATCATCATTACTAAATAAATGATTTATTTTATAATTATCTATCCGGTGAGATAGTTTTTTATCTCTTTTTGTTTTCATACATATTTTACATTTACACTGTATATTAGTATTCTTATTTTTTTGACATTTATTATATATTTTTTCTTTTTGTTCTAAATATTTATAATTAGATAATTTATTTCTTTCAACTTTAATATTATAATATTCATTTTGATTATAGTATTGTAGATTTGGGTTTTTATTTATGTTAGCAACAACTCCTATACCATATGTTGTTCCTGGCTTATACATATTACCCAACTGTATATATCTATGGTATGCATTATAATTTTCATTAATAAAACTAGGTTTATAAATATAATATACTTTACACATTCTAGTTAAATATTTTTCAAACTTTATAAAATTATGATTATAATTAGACATCTCTTTATGTCTTCTAATAAAATAGTCCATATTTAAAAATACATATTTTTTATCATATACTAAAGAATCAGCACAAAAATTTTTATCACATTCAATATTTATAATTTTATATCCTTTTTGTTCTTTCTTTTCTTTTCTACTAAGTGCTTTATATAAAACTGGTGAACATATACTGCAATTTAATATACCATCCTCTTTATAATATTTACCATTTGGACATTCGTAATTATTTGTACATAATACATGTGATGAAAATGTTTGTTTTTTTGTTATACAATATATTATTTGATATGTATACATATTACCGACAAACTTTGATATTAATATGAATGTTTCTTTTGGTAATTTTATAAATTTAGTATTATTAAGTAAGTTCTTAATTATATATTGAGGGGGTATTGTATTATATAAAAATTTTTTAATAGGATTCGGAACAACATTATAAGGTCTAAACATTTCTATTGTAAACTTATCCTTACGATATAGTCTTAAACCATTAGTTTCAAAATCACAACATTCGCGGCATGGTGTATTTGCATGCATATGCATATCTGTAGAACACAATCCTGCATAATGTTTATTATTAATATCAGTTTTAAAAGGAAATCCATCTATATCATATTCAAATGTTATACTAGGTTTTTGCATTCCTTGATTAGTATATATTTTAATATCTGTAATTTGTAAATTACTATTTCCATATATAAGATAATATATAACAAATATTTTAAAATCTAAGAGTTCCATAAGATGTCTTAATGTAAGTGTGTAGTTAGGATTATCTAAGTTATCTATTATTAATTCCATATTATTTGTACTATAATTAATAAAATAGTCTAAATCAATATATGATTTTGTAGATTTATCAAAAGATTCAAACATACTTCTTATTTCTCCTCCTCCTAAACTATCAGTATCATTTATAGTATTATATAATACATTATATATAAACATTCCTAAATTAGGCTTTATATTATCATATTTTTTATAATAATTTATTAATAATTCATCATCAAATTGCACTCTCTTAATTACATAACGACACAAAAAGGGATGCACAATATCTATATGATATACAGTTTTGTAATCATCAATTTTGTCTATTGGATATCTAATTATATCATTTACTATTAGTTTTCTATAATTATTAATTTTTTCAATTATGACTTTTGTGTGTTGTTTTCTATCTTCCATATTTACTAATAGTTTATCAAACAGTAATTTATTCAAAATCTTGAGCCAAAATGGCTACGGTAAAAATTATATTTAAAAATAAAAAAATAAAAAATTGATTTATCAATTTTTTATTTTTTTATTTTTAAATATAATTTTTATCCCAAGTTAAAAAAAAATAAAAATAAAAATAAATAAAAAATATATAGCTTTGCTATATATTTTTTATTTATTTTTATTTTTATTTTTTTTTAACTTCGGTGGTTTAGTAAAATAATAATAATAAAATAAAAAATTGATTTATCAATTTTTATTTTTTCATTTTTAAATAAACGAAGTTCCAATTTTTATCCCAAGTTAAAAAAAAATAAAAAAGTTTGTATTAATTATTAAAAAAAATAACATAAATAGATAATAAATATATCCAAGCATAGATTTATTTATATGATTTATAAAAAATATTTTTGAACATATTTAACTTGTCTAAAATTATCATAAAAAAATAATATTTTTTATTTTTATTTTCAGAGAAATTAAACTAAACTACGTTCTGTTCCAAAAATTTAAGAAAAAATAAACTAAACTACGTTCCATTCCAAAAATAATTTTAAATCTTAAATTATAGCATTTGAAAATAAGAATAATATATTATATTTATATATTTTTCAAATAAGTATTAATTTTAATTACTGTTTTTATAAGTTCCCGAAGTTCATAAAAAATAGAATAAATAGTATTTTTTATAATTATATAAGAGTTATCTATATTTTTTATATTATTATGTATACTTATTTTGATAAGCTTTATATTTGTATCTGTAGATTCATATCTTATTAAGTTATTTTCAAAATCATTTATATAATCATCAATAATATCTAAATTTATAATATTCTGAGTTTCATTATTTATAAATTGTATACTATTGATAAGTTTATTTAATAACATAATAATAGTTTCATTCTTATTATAATATATATTATTAGTCTTGGAAGTATGTGATAGTTTGTATGTTATTGAACTCCATTTATCTATAGGAATAAATCCTAATAGGTTATGTATAGTGTTAATAACATTAACATTTAAATTATCTTTAATAATTATTAATTGTGAAGTCAAAGAATTCATTTTACTTATATTTAAATATATATTATAAAAATTAGTATTTTCTATAATATTTAGTTGTTCACCAATTTTAATTTTAATATTATACATATTATCTACATTTAAAGATTCAGAAATATTAGAAGATGCTTTTAAATCTTTCATTAATTTATTAAAATAAATTATACATTTATGTAATGTATGCATTCCCGGCATACAACTATTATAAATTCTAGTTATATCTGTTATTAACTTTAATATATCTTTAATATGTTTTTTATTATAATCTTGATAATAATTTTCAACATTACCACATATTATATTCATAAATTCTATTTTTTTGGAAGTCATTATATATAAACTACTTGAGCCAAAATGGCTACGGTAAAATTTATATTTTAAATAAAAAATAAAAAATTGATTTATCAATTTTTTATCTTTGAACATGTTTATTATTATCTATTTAATTATTTTTTTGTTTATTAATTTATGAAAAATAATATTTTTAATAATAATTTAAATTATTTAAATTATAAAATCAATAATTTAAATAAAATAATAAGAACCTAAGTTATCTAAAGTTATAATAAATCTGGTTATTTTTTAATTATTAATTTTTAAATAAACTAATAATAAACAATAAAATATATTATATAAATATATCAATAATTTAAACTGATAATAAACAAAAAATAATTATAACTTATAATAATAAACACATATAAGAAGTCTTATATATAGTATATTTTGTTATTAAGGTTATAATAAATGAAGTTCTTAATTATAACTGACAATAATAAATATGTCTAATAACGTTAATTATTTAAATTATTATTTTTATTTTTAAATAAATAATAAACAGTAAATAAACATATGATAATAAACATGTCCAAATTATAATAGAATATTTCTAAGAAAAAAAATGATGTAATAACTTAATATAAGTTCTTTTAAATTATAACATATTACCGTAGCCATTTTGGCTCAAGACTCTCCTGCTTTGGCTCACAGCTCTCTCTGCTGCATATCATATTGAGTTGCAGTAGAAACTGATCGGTTCGTGTTTACACGACCACACTCCCGATGCCGTCTCGTCGTGTCTCGACAACACAGCGTCGGAATGCATTTGCACATAACACTCAACAGATGATGAAGGCTAATAAGGGATATGATACCCATGCCGCTGTCAAGACGACGCAAATCACGGCGCCAACATTCCAGACGCATGATAACAAGACAACCCAGAACAAGGCACCTACTACCAGGGTGCCTGCTACCAAGGAAGCTGATCCCGGGATGCAGATTGCATGGGAACAACTCAAGGAAAAGAGGAATTTTTTGTATGCGTGTCGTAAGGCGATCGAGATCCAGAAGATTCAGAATTCTGACATGCTGCGGGAGTATGTCAAGTATCTGTATCGGCAGGAAGCCTTTAAGTGGTACCTCAAGTATGAACCCGGAAAGGCAAGAGAAATCAGTCCTTTCAATGGGCCAGAGTCAGCCATGGCAAGCTTGTTCAATTGGCATGTAAAGTACGGAGAACTCCGTGATGTTAGTAAGCATTGGTAAGAACTGAGTGCAACCTTTGCGAGAAACATGCGGGCTTTCAACGAGCCAAGATCAGCCATGGTGTGCTTGTTCAATCACCATGTACAGCACAGAACCGAAGATTTAGTAAGCACTGAGTGCAACCTTCGTCTTCGTGTATAACACCTAGGCATTCAATGCCTAGCAAAACAATAAATTTTTATTGTTTTGTTACAAATAACTATTTTTTATATTCCAAAAAATTTTAAATTAGAAAATAATTACTACTAAATATAATTATGAGTAATAGATTCAAATATTTTTATAATTATTAGAAAGTTTATATATTAATATTAATGTATCTATTATTTCATAAGAACAGTTTGATATAAATTTATTCAATAATTAATAATTAAAAAATTAATATATTATTCATATTTTCAGAGGAATTATAAAAATTTCAGAAAAATTATAATATACACATATATATGTGTATTATCTTAGAATAAATAAAGTTCTATTAGAATATTATATATAGTCATAAAAAATATATATTAACTGTAACTTAATTTAATAAATTACTAATTTTATTGTTTTTCCATATGCACTATACTTGTATATATTCTATTGTATATAATTATAAAAATCAATAACTATTAATTTTTATAATTATTATTGTTATTTTCAGATAAATTATAAATATTTCAGAAAAAATTATTAAATAATTTTTAAATTATTGCATCATCAGAGAAATTATAAAAAATTTAAAAAAATAAACTACGTTCTAAAATATTTAAATTTAAGATTTAAATTTAAAAATAATAATTAAAATAACTGAGGTTTCTATTATTGTATTTATTTTATATGTATACGTAAATTATTTAGACAGAATAATTATATATTTAGTTGATGAATTTAGAACTAGTTGTGTGGTCAATATGTAAAGAAGAAACATGATGTAAAAAATTTCAAATTAAGAAAAATCCAAAATCATATAAAAGTGGTAATATCTTAGTCTATAGGCTAATAAAGTGTAAAACTTATTGTGGTGTATGGAATAGAGATATTAATAGTGCTACTAATATATATAAAATTACAAAAAACGCAATTAATGGACTTGAACGACCAAAATATTTATGTAGGAAAAATAAAGAAGAAGATGTAAAAGTAAAAAGTCATTCATAATAAAGCCAATAAATCAGTTAAGGATGATGCCTTAACAATAATTTACACGCTCATTAATGGGCAAACTTTAAATATTTATTTTGGTTGAGTAAAATTCCCTTTTTAAATCTTCAAGGGTATAAACTAATAATTTAGATAATAAATAAATAATAAACAAAAATTATTTAATAATTAAATTATTGCTATTTTCATAAAAATTAAACTATGTTCCAAAATATTTTAGAAAAATTATATTAAATATTTTAATTATAATATACACATATTTCATAAAAATATTAATATTCTTAAAATTAAACTGCATTTTAAATAGTTCTGAAAAATAAATAAATAAATAATGATTAGAACATTGTTTAACTTAATTTTATAAATTAATAATTTTTTTAATATAAAACATTTCATTATTTTTCCCAATCACACTATAATTATATAATTATATATTCTATAATATTATTATAATCTAATTTTCTGAAACTTTTAATCCGATGAATAAATTGAGGTATATAAATTTTTTTCAAAAAATAATAAATAATTATCACATTTAATGGAACCATTAATAATTTTATTAGAAACAAAATTATCTTTATTTATAGCTAATAATATTTTGTTTTTTCACATATATATTTATAATTTTATATTTTTTTAAATAACTATAACGTGTGTAATTATTAACACAAAAAGAAGATTCATCAATAAATATATTATTTAAATAATTAATATTAATGAATATAGTTATGTCTTCATTTATAATATTATGCATAAAAGAAGTTCCTAAAGATTCTAATAATAAAACATACATTTAAAAAATAATTTTAAAAACTAGAGGATATATAGAATATAAACATAGTTTCTATTAAATTTAAACAATTTAATAGAATATCTATTAGATATAATAATGTAAGAGCTATTTATATATTTATTTTTAGGTATGTTTAGAACAAACATATTTTTTAAATATTGTAATAATAAATATGTTTTTATATTTTAAATCTTAAATAATTATTACTATAACATTGTTTAATACATTTACGAATATCATTTTTAATATTATTATTACAATAATAATTAGTATAATAATTATTATATTTATCCAGTAATATAATTTCTATAAGATTATCTTTATGTAAAATTATATTATGTTTATAAATTATAACTTTAATATACCATTCCATACATGCATCATTCATAAGATGATAAAAATTATTATAATGTAGTATAATATATTTTGGATTATTATTATTAAAAAATATACCATTATTTAAAATTTGTGTAATTAGATTTAATATTTTTAAACTATAATTATATATAGTTTTTTTATTAGTTATTATATTATATACATTATTAATATAATATATACATTTATTAAATATATTAATCCATTTATATTTGTGATAATAAATATTTGTATATTTATTTTTACTATCTGTAATAGTATTTATCATTTCACATAAATTTATAATTTTAGGAAATGCTAGTTTATATAAATCATTTATTGGTTTATTTAATAATAAATATATTAATTTTATATTATTTTCTCGTTCATTTATTTTTAATATTATATTATAATAATTAGTTTTTGTAGTTTTTATTAATTCTAATCGGTTATGTAAAATATTTATTTTATTTTGTAATTTATTTATATTTTCATTAATTGAAATAATATTTTTATTAGCTTCTATAGAATATTTATAAGAAATATCTAATATATTTTGATAATTACTCATATAATTATCATAATCATAAATAAATATATCTGGTATTATAACAGTATTCATATAATAAATTAATATAATATTTATAATTAATAAATGTATATATCAATTTTTATTAAAGTTTACAAAAATAATTATAATTTATATTATTTTTATATCTATAAATTTATCAATAATATTTTATGAAAATAAATAAAAAAATAATATATAAATACTATAATAAAACAAATCATTATTCAATTTATTATAAAATTATAATCTTTATTTAGCCAGAACCAAGATAAGTTTAGTTATTTTATAAATAAATGAAGTTAACAAAGATTTATTTTTTATAATAAATTGAATAAGGATATATTTTTATCATACTAATAATAAAAATTATTTATTTGATAAATTTTTTATTTATTTTATAAATAAACAAAGTTTTATTTTCATGAATTAAATAAGATTATTATTAAACTAAACAAAATATAATATATTTCTAAAATAATTTATACTTTTTTATTAGAACTATATTATATTTTTTCTAAAAAACAATAATAATTTATTACTTATTTAACAATTCTAAATACATATTATAATTTATATTATTTTGAATATAGGCATATTCTTTATTAACAATTATGCGTTTAATTTTATTTCTAATTTCTTTATTTAATTTCTTTAATATATATATATTAATATGATATGTATTTTTGTGATTTAATAAAAATATAATTTGTTTTATTGTATATGCACTAGTAATTAATATACTTTTAATATCTATAAGTTTTCTAATTATAAAACTTGAATGATGATTAATAGAATATTTTATAATTTTTTTTGTTAATATATTTTTTATTTGATTTACTATATCAACAGTAGCATTATCTATTACAGATTCAATAACATACCGACTATATTGTTGAACAGATAAACTATTAAAATGTTTAATAATATTATTTATTATAATATTATTTTTTTTTTGTTCTATAATACGACATATTATACGACATCCATATTGATGCATTGATATTTTTGTAATATTATTATATATATATACATAATCAATGAAATCATTATTATTATTATAATATTTTTTTATAATTAATTGATAAACATAATTAGCATTAGGTGATTTATAACCAAACCGAAAATAATTAAATATTTTTTTTATTATATGTTTAATATTTTGTTCATCTATTAATTCAATTAATTTTTGAATTATAATACATCCATATTTATTTTCTATTAATTCTATTATATATATTTCTATTTTTAAAATTATTAGTTGATGAAAATCTGTAATATCTAATAAATTTAGTATTAAATTATATGTATTTTTATGTATAGATAATTCATAAATATTATTTATGATAGTTTCTTTAATTTCAATTATTTTATTATTTTTGAATAAAAATAAAATATTACAATTTTTAACAATATCTTTAATATCATCTAATAACATATAATTTTGTAATATACAAAAAATATTATCATTAACATCATTATCATTATCATTATTATTATTTATTAAATTCAAATATAAATTTATATAATATTTTTCTATATCTGTATAATCATTTAAATAAAAAAAATCTTCATACATCATATATATCAGTTGTTTTTCCCATGCTTTATGATAATTCCAGTTTTTCATTGATAATATAATTATTAATATATATATTTATATATTTTTTTATCATTTTTTTATACCTGTATACATTTATTGCTATTTTCATAGAAATTATAAAAATTAAACTAAACTACGTTCCGTTTCAAAATATTTATTTATAAAAAAATCTTAATAAATATATTATTAATGACCTATAAACGTAGTTATAGATATTATAAATTTTGGGAACTATGTTTATATTCCATTATTCAAATAAATATGCCTATAAAAATATAAACATAGTTCTTAAAACTATATATAAATAGATTAATAAATATAATTATTATTTTGATAATGTAATACAGTTAACTATAACTATATATAACAAAATTATAAAAAATACTCCTTATAAGTTAACTAAATTACATATTTATTGATGAATCTTTTATTTTGCATAATGAATACACGTATTATAATTATTCAAAAAAAGGTGAAATTATAAACATAAACATTTATGTGAAATAAAAACATTATTATCAGCTATAAATAAAAATAATTTTATTTCAAATAAAATGATTAATGGTTCCGTTAAATGCAATAATTATTTATTATTTTTTGAAGAAAATTTAGAAATATTTAAATACAAAACTATATTACATGATAATTCACGAATCCATTATTTAAAACATAATACAACCAGCATAATCATATTTACTTAATATTTGCCCCCTTTACACCTTAATTTAATCCCATTTAGTCTTTTATAAAATGAAATCAATAAAAAAATAAAAAATTGATAAATCAATTTTTTATTTTTTTATTATTATTTTACTAAACCACCGAAGTTAAAAAAAATAAAAATAAATAAAAAATATATAGCAAAGCTATATATTTTTTATTTATTTTTATTTTTTTTAACTTGGGATAAAATTTATATTTAAAAATAAAAAATAAAAAATTGATAAATCAATTTTTTATTTTTTATTTTTAAATATAAATTTTACCGTAGCCATTTTGGCTCAAGATTTGTGAATACAACAACCCCCTATTAAGTATATAATATGACATTAATAAATGTATTGGTATCAGAATTATATTATGTTATTAAATTAACTAATCAAATCTCAAATAAATCTATACTATTATTAGATATGATAACACCACTCGTAAATAAATATTCTATATTTAGTATATTATCAAATGGTAAACTCATACATAACCCTTTAATACATGATGATACAACAGAATTAGAAAATCATTTATATAATATGTGTAATAGTTCAATAAATGAGCATACATTATATATTATAGAAGAATCTTATTATGATAATGAAAATAGAACGCTTGAAGATTATAAAAATTATTTAAACAAGTTAAGATTTCTAGAATGTATGGAAATCGCAGGAAGACAAGATTTAACTATGTTTGATAAATATTTAGTAATTGGAATGATTAAAGTATTTCCCGAACAATTAAGTAGATTAAATGATGAATTTAGAGACTGTAAAGAGATAGTTCAAATAGCAGTTACACTAAATGGTCACTTATTAAATTGTGTTTCTGAAAGATTAAAAAACGATAAAGATGTAGTATTAGCTGCAGTTAAAAAAAATGGTCGTGCATTATATTATGCTTCTACAGATATGCAAAATATATATGAAGTAGTAGAGGCGGCAGTTACACAAGACGGTGGTGCATTAGAATATGCTTTTGAAAGTTTTAAAAAAAATGAAAACATAGTAAAGATAGCCGTTAATACAAATGGATTAGGATTAAAACATGCTAAAACATTTAATAACAATAAAGAAATAGTACTAGCGGCAGTTAAAAAGTGGGGAACAATGTTAGAACATGCTTCTGATCTATTAAAAAAAGATGAAGAAGTAGTATTTGCAGCAGTTACAACTAGTGGACACGCATTAATACATGCTGATGAAATATTTAAAAGCAATAAAGACATAGTATTAGCAGCTATTAAAACAAATCCAGAAGCATTACAATATGCTTCTGATATATTAAAAGATGATGAAGAATTAGTATTAATAGCCATTAATAAAGATATTGATGCATTACAATATGCTTCTGGTAAATTAATAGAAAAACTAACACCATACGCAATACAAATTAAAAACAAAGAAAAACATTCAAAGAGAACAAATAATAGTGAACAATTACAGTATAACCATAATAATAGATTAAATTTATGTCGCAGGTAATAATCAAAATAGTCACATTTTACAATTAAACAGATAAATAGTTAATCTTATTTATTTTATTATAAACTAGAAACATAGTTTAGTTATATCCATGTTTATTATAATTTTTTTGAATTATTATTTATTATAATATTATTAATATTAGACATATTTATTATCATATAGTTTACTATTTATTATATTTTATTTATTGCTATTTTTAGAGAAATTATAAAAATTTATTTGAAAACATAAATAAATTAAGTTATAATTATTATTTATATTTCATTACTATTTTAAATGCAGTTTAATTTTAAAAAATATAAATATAATATTCTATACAAATGTGTTTATTATATAAGAAAAAATATATTATTTTTCTAAAAATAGTAATAAATATATTGAGAACATTTATATTTTTTATAAGCATTTTATTTGAATAATAAAATATAAACATAGTTCTCAAAATTATAATATCTACAAGATGTATATTTATATGTCATTAATAATATAAAGTTTTCAATTTATAAAATTTTTTTATAAATTGATATGTTTATTATCAGTTTATTTAAAAACTAATAATTTAAATAATAGTGGTTCCGATTATTATATTTAAATATCATTTATTAGTTTTAATAATAATTTAAATAATTTGGATAATAAATGAAGTTAACAAATTTTATGTAAAATAATAATAAACAAAAAAGAATTTAATAATTCTGATGGCGCTATTTATAAATTATAATAATATATATATATATATAGAAAACCAATTTATTTATATGTTTATTATCATCTGTTTGGGTTAGTGTTTATTATAACCTTATTAAAAATAATAATAATTATTAATATAAAAACATGTTTATTTTCAGTTTATTTAAAAATTACAAACTAATAATTTAAATAATTAGAGTTTCTATTATGTTATAACTTTGTTTATTGTTTTTAATAATAATTTAAATAATTGCTGTTTTTGTTATTTTATTTAAGGAACTTTAGTTTTAATAATAATTTAAATAATTAAAATTATTATTTAAACTAATAATTTCGGTAATAAATGAAGTTAACAAAATTTACATAAATAATAAACATAAAATAATTTAATAATTATCATGACGCTAATTATAATAATACACATTTATAGAAAGCACTATTTATAATATTATTCTAATAATATTATAATAAACACTAATCATAACAAACGATAATAAATATAAATGAAGTTCCAAAAAATAAAAAAATTGATAAATCAATTTTTTATTTTTTTTTTTATTGCTATTTTCAGAGAAATTATAAAAATTTCAGAAAAATTATAAAATAATTTTTTAAACCATAAATTAAAATAATTTTTAAAATCATAAATTAAAATATTTTGGGAACTTCGTTAACTTATTTTATTTTTTTTTAATTGTTTATAATTTATAAGGGGGTGCATTAATTAAAGATTTATAAATTTTTTATAATTTTTCTGTAATTTTTATAATTTCTCTGAAAATAACAATAAAATATACATTTTCATTAAGGATGGATATTTATTATTATTTTTTAATATAATAAGCTATTAAATACATAATTAGAGATACTAATTTAAAAAATTATATTAATAAATTAAATAAGAAACCAAATTAAATATAAAATGAATAAACGGAACTATGTTTAGTTCCATATAATTTTTCATCAGTCTTAATAATTTTTTATAAACTAAATAATATAAAAGAACTAGCTATATGAGTAAAACTATAATAATTTAATAAAAGGTCAAATATGTCAATGTTTTGGATTACTACAGTTAATCAGTAATGTATCAGTGCGTTGTAATCTATAATAGAGACACAAATGCAGTTCAGAATATGTTAAATATTGTTCAATCAATATTTAATACAGGAAAATTTACAAGAGATTCATCATTTTTATTACACAATGGAATATAAACAAATGTTTATACTTAAAGATTTTTTACAGATTTAATCGGCATTTTAAATTTCCAAAAATGTAAAATAGTTTAGTCTAAATATTAAATTTAATATTGCAAACATTTATATAATTATATAAAAATTTATAATATTAAAGATATATATATATAATTATATATGGTAGATAATAAAGGTAATTGGGAATTTAGTTTTTTTCAAAAAAAATATAATCCTAATGAAGAAGCAAATATAAAATTATCTATGAAACCGGATAATGGTTTTAATCCTAAAAATGTTCATAATTATATAAATAAAACATTATCAAAAGAAGAAAAAATATTAATAAAAAAAAATCAAGGAACAAAAATAAAATCTGTAGAAGAACTTATATTACAAAATTATTTAAAAAAAAATGAACAAATATATAAAATGGATATTCAAAATATACAAAAATATGGTGCTAAAGCACAACCTATATCAATGAATGGAAAAATTCATTTATTATTTAAAATATTGGAAGATCAATTAGATAAAGATAATAAAGATAATATAGTAAACATATATTTTAAATTAATGGAAAATGAAGTAGAATTAAATGAAAAAATAAAAACTGAATACACTTTATTATTAGATCAAATGTATTCAATAATAAATGAATTAGATTTAATTAAATTACAATTTATAAAATATTATAATAAAATGCCACCATTGAATACTAAAGGATTTGTTAAATTTGATAGTTGGCAAATTGAAGTAATACATAATATAGATAATAATATTTCTACATTAATTAATGCGCCCACTTCTGCCGGTAAATCTGTTCTTTCAGCTTATGCTATAACTAAAGGAAATATATTATTTATAGTTCCTACAGATGCATTAGTATGGCAAACATCTGCATTTATAGAAAATATATTAAATATTAATGTTCCTATATTAACTAAAACATATCAAACACATCCTTCACGTAATGAAATGATAACATTATTAAATAATTGTAGTGTTATTGTTGGAACACCTGAAATTATTATTGATTATTTACCATTTATTAAAATTTCATTTAATTGGATTATATTTGATGAAATACATATGATAGGAAAAGAAGAAGGATATGCTATGGAATATATAATTAAATTATTACCTAATGTAAATTTCTTAGCTTTATCAGCTACTATTAGTAATACAGATGAAATTATTGAATGGTTAGAAAAAATATCTTTACGTAAAATAAGTAAAATAATTTGTTCTAAAAGATTTTTTAATTTACAAAAATATTATTATAATAACTCTACTAATGAATTTATTATATTACATCCGTTAGCTTTAATAACTGAAGAACAAATAAAAGATAAAAGTTTATTAAATAAAAGTTTACAACCAACACCTCCAGATTGTTGGGATTTAGTATCAAAACTAAAAATATATTTTGATTTAGAAGAATTAGACCCTTACATATATTTTAAAAATATAAATAGAATAGAATTAGACGATGTAAATATTTATTTTAATAAATTAATTATATTTATAGTTGATAATTATGAAAATAATAAAGATAAAATAATGAATATAATTAATTTATATAAACATGAAACATTAATAGAAGAACAAGTAAATTTAATTCAATTAGCATTTAAATTAAAACACGACAATAAAAATCCTACTATTATATTTCAAAAAAATACAAATAAATGTTTAAAATTAGTTAGAGAATTTATTAAAGATATAGAAATTATGGAAAATAAAAAATATCCACGATTATTAAATGAACGAATAAAATTTAATAAAAAAAATGAAAAACTTTTAGAAAAAAAAAATAAAAATATGGAAATTGAAAATAGTAAAAAAGAAATAAAACAAATGTTAAATGAAGAAAATGAAATTAATATTAATTTAATATCTTTACAAGAACCCCATAGTGATTTTATTTTTAATGATACTCAATTTTTTTCTCAACCTATGATAGAATCATGGGTTAATAATCTAAAAAAATATTTTCCTAATGATGGTTTTTATTATCATTATATTATTAAATTATTATGGCGCGGTATTGGTATTTATGTTAAAACATTACCAGATCCATATTTAAGATTAGTTCAGACATTAGCATGTAATAAACAGCTTAGTATTGTATTCAGTGATTTATCTCTTGTATTTGGTATAAGTATGCCTTTCAGAACTGTTGTAATTTTAAATGATGATATAAATTCAATGGAATATAATCAAATGGCAGGAAGATCTGGGCGTAGAGGATTAGATAAAGAAGGAAACGTTATTTTTGTAGGTTTTTCATGGGATAGAATTAAAGAATTATCTATTAGTGAACATCCAGTTATTAGTGGTATAAATAAAGAAATATATACATTGCCTCATGTTACTAAAATTTCTAATAATTATAATTGGAATAATATTATAAAAAATTTTTTAGATAAAACAATAGATGAAGAAGAATATATTAATTATATAAATTATCTAAATTCAAATTATAATAATAGTTGGAGATTTTCTTTAGATTCTAATGATCCTAATTTTTTACATATGAATTGGAAATTAAGACATAATAATGAATGCTTAATTATATCATATTTAATACCATATTTAAGGCGTGCTTTTGAAAGTCTTGATCATACGCAAGAAATTAATCAAATATCTATTGCTCATTTTTTATGTAGTTTTATATCTATTTATCAAACACCGACTAATGAAGATATTTTAGTAAAACATCAATTATTAAATGAATATCCATATAATAAAATATTATCTGAATTAGATAATTTACAAATAAATATTATTAATAATGTTGATAATAAAATATTTTTATCTATACGTAATAATATATTAGAAAATTCTTTATGTGATTGTGATGATTTAAATGAACGATTATTTAAATTTGGTGAAACTATTAAAATAATTCAACATTATTGTTATTATTCAAAAATTTTAGGATTATGCAGATTATTAGGTAAATTATTAACTCGTATTTGGTGGATTTATCATTTAGGATCTCCAATTATGAAATCTATTAAAAATTATTAGTCTGATGAAAATATATGATTATATTACTTACTGTTTTTCAATTAGAAGCAATTTTTAAATTGAATAATTTTTTTAAAAAAATATCATTTATATAGAGGCGTGTTTAGTATCATCTGTTCGGATTACTGTTTAGTATTAATCTTATTGAAACATAATAATAATTGGGCATGTTTAGTATCATATGTTCGGATTACTATTTAGTATTAACCTTATTAAAAAATAATAATAATAATTAATAAACGAAGTTCCCAATAAAAAATAATAAACGAAGTTCTAATATAAAATAATTATAATAGAATAAAATAAATAAAGATTACTTCCTTAAACGGAAACAATTTTTATAATTATTTTATATTGGGAACTTTGTTAATTTTGTTTATTAATTATTATTATTACTATTATTTTTCAATAAGATTAATACTAAACAGTAATCATAACAGATGATACTAAACACGTTCTAGTTTATAATTAAAAAATATTTTTATACTAAATTAAGCATTGATGTGAGATTTAATAATTATATTATTAGGTGTGTTTATTATTTTTGGTTATGATTAGTGTTTATTAATTTATGGGAAACTTTGTGTATTACCAATAAAGAATTTTATTAATCTTGATTATTTAAATTATTAGTTTTTAAATAAACTCATAATAAACAAAACATAAGTTAATAAACATGTATTAAAAAATGATAATTATAACATTTGTTTGTTTCTTAATATAATATATGTTACCGTAATGAAAATATTTTAAATAAATAAAAAAATAAATAACAAAGTTATTTATTTTTTTATTTATTTAAAATATTTTCATTAGGGATGGTTTAGTAAAATAATAATAAAAAAATAAAAAAATTGATAAATCAATTTTTTATTTTTTTATTATTATTTTACTAAACCACCGTAGCCATTTTGGCTCAAGCAGCAAGCATATCGCAAACTGCTTGACCTACCACACAGAATCTGCCGCGGACCTCAGCAATGAACGCCTTCGACCACCGTTTGTGGGTGATGATTTTCAAGGATCAAGCTAAAGAAACCCTTGAAAACATCAACAAATTCACAAAAGCCGCCGCAGAAAATGAAACAGAACTGTCGGCAGCTCTATCTACTAAAGATAACACTGAAAAAACATTCATCCAGTCCGTCATAGAGTTTATAAAAACTCTAAAAACGGAAACCGGGACCAATAAAGCTTTGGAAGCTGTCGTTTTAACCTTAAAAGAATGTCAAACAGCCACAACCGTCGCGGATGCTTTACGTGAGAAATGCATCGCAATAAACAAAGAACTCAACGAAGCATATGAAAAGCACGACATAGCAGTAAAGTCCTTGCGCAATCTTGAAGAATGCCGCCCCAGTTGACGATGCAGCGGCAGTAGTAGGTTGCGTTTAGTGTGATTCACATTTTGCTCCACCAATGCTGACCTACCAACACAACCCATACCTTTTCATGATACTTCACTCATCCTTGAGGACAGAACCGCCGTGTTTTTAACAAGCATTTTTGCGTTATTTATTTAAATAACGAAAAAATAAAATATTTATGAAATTAAACAGAATTCTTAATTATAATTTTGGAAATATTATGGTAATAATTTAGTATGGAAATAATAAAATCTAAAGTTGATATATTTTATTAATTGAAAAATTTATTTATATCTTTTGTGTAATTTAATGCATTTTTATATAAAATATTATTCTATTTATATATGAACATGTTTATTATAACCTTATTAAAAATCATACTATAAATAAATTGTGTTTCTTATATGGAACTACGTTTATTTATTATTATAATTTATAATAAACCGCCTTAATTATTAATTTATAGGAAACTTCGTTAATCTCAATTATATAAATTATTAGTTTTAATTTTTAAATAAACTGATAAGAAACATGTTCCAATAAAATAATTATTTTATAAGTATATATAATGAATATTATGCATAAATATTTAAAATATAATAATACATATTATGCTTTAAAAAAATATAGAGATTGTACATCCACTAAAGTAATAAAATTATACACCATAGCAGGTATGGCTCTATATAGTTATAACATAACTCATATAGATACTCAAGAAATTATAAAAAATATTATAACAACTCTTCTAGATAATTCTAATATTGGCTATTTTAGAATCCTAAAAGACATGTCTACCGTTATCTCTGATTATTCTAATCCTCAAAATTTGGGACTTTATAATGTTATTAATAATTATATTAATAATAATGATACCACAGAATTAGAATTATATATTATATTAGACGAAACATATAGCATAAGCTATTTATTATACTTAGCACGATATCGCATAAATGAATTAATGAAAGATACACAAAAATTACAATTTTTATTTGACAAAATCAATCAGACAGATGTAAATAATAATATGGAAGTTTTAGAATCAGTAAATAATATAATTAAATGTTATATAGATCCTAACAATACTGAATATGATGATATAATAGCAACTCTTTATAACCAATATAAATTAAAATACTATCTACCTAATTTAATTCAGTCAAAAAATTAATATTTTCTAAATAATAATATATTAAATAAATAGATAATATTATAAGTATAAATTATTTAGTATATATTTTCTGGATTAATTTGTAAATTATTAATTATATAGTTTATAATATGGGCTGTTTATTATCATCTGTTCAGATTACTATTTAGTATTAACCTTATTGAAAATAATAATAATAATTAACAAAGTTCTCAATAAAAAATAATAAACAAAGTTTATTAATTATTATTATCATTTTTCAATAAAATTAATACTAAACATTAATCTGAATAGATAATACTAAACATGCCCATTAATTGATATTTTATATAATATAATAGGAACCTTATATATTTAAATTATTAGTTTTTATTTTTCAATAAAGTAATAATAATTGGAACTTTGTTTATTCATTTATTATTAATTTTAAAATAAACTGATAATAAACATATCCATTATTAAAACTAATAATTTAAATAATAGAAACCACAATTATTTAAATCATTCATTTTTAAATTTTAAATAATTGATAATTAATATATCTTTTATTAAAATATTATAATTTTTAAAATATATTATTATTATATTTATTATGATTTGATATTATATGTTGTTATAGACCCTATATTTTTCAAAAATACATTTTCTTTTTTTATAAATTCTATATTCATTCCAAAATTGTTTTCTTCTATTTGCTCATATATATGATGAGATATTTGAATGGTATCTTTATCTGCGGTAGATTGTAGTCTACTAGCTACATTTACAGCATTTCCTACTACACATAAACGTGGTATTTCATTACCTAATATTCCTATATTTACTGAACCCATATTAATTCCAATACGAATACATAGTGGTATTTTATCTGGCGTTGTTATTATTTTGATTTCCTTTAGAAAATCTAATCCTAATAAAATAATTTCTTTTATTACGTGTTTATGGTTTAAATCACTCCTAAAAATATCACCAACAACCATATAAGCATCTCCTATTGTTTCTATTTTCTGTAAATATTTATATTTCTTTATAATAGAATCAAAATGATTATAAATAGTATTTAATAATTTGAAAATAATATCACCATTATATTTTTTTGCTAGATCAGTATAATTTACAATATCCATAAATAAAATACAAATAAAATTAAATTCTTTATTAGCACCATTAACACTAGCGCCGACACTATAGTTTATATAATCTCTATCTAAATCAAAAGGTAAAATCTTTTTCAACAATTCCAATTTTAGTTTATCGTTTGTTAATGGTATTTTATCCATGAATTTTTTTCTACAATAATTTATAAGATTTTTACAAAAATATGTTATATTTTGATTATCCATTTCAAAATCTTTTATAGATTTTATCATATGAGAAACAAAATGTATGCTTTGTAAATCTATATTTTTTCGTACTTTTATTTCTTGTTCGTTATAATTTGAAATAACCACATTACATATAAATTTACATAATGTATCTGCAATATTATAATACGCATGAATAATTATTGGATTACATAATTGTGTAATTTCTAATATATTGATTAACATAAAAATAATCCATATTAAAATAAATAAATATGTAAAAGATAAATGATTATATTTATAAAGAGTTTTCAAAAAGAAAAACTCCGGTATATAAAATACAATTGTAGAAATAATATATATGGACTTATTTTTGAAAGGAATTACAAAAATATGAGAAATAATACTAATGAGATGATAATGAATATTTATATTTTGTAGTGTTATATCATTTGCTTTACAATACATTTTTAACATAAGTGGTGTAGAAAACACCCACATAATACTACGACTTATTTCATATTCTATTATTAACATATTTTTATAAATAATAATATCAAACATATGTTTCAAGTATATACACATTAATCCGATAGAATATATATCATTTATATCTGAAATATATATTTTATATGTTAATGTATAAGAATATAATAATAACATAAAATAACTTGTCATTTTTAATAAAAAATATAATCCTTCATTGTTAGAAATCATATCATAATTATTATTTGTAATTACATAGGGTAAATATATTTGTTTGAAAATTACATCTATAATATAATATAATACTACATAGTATAATAATGTAATCATTTATTAATTATAATTATATATTTTTAAATTATTTCTATTTTTAGAGAAATTATAAATAGACTGATGAAAAATTAGGCTTATGCATTTTTTTATAAATTAGTATTCTTATCCAATAGATAATTTATGGAACTTCGTTTATTTATAAAAATAAAAAAAATTCCCAAATAAACGAAGTTCCATAAATTATTATAATTATGAAATCAAAAATAAGTAATATTTATAATAAAATTGTTATGTCGGGAACTTCGTTAACTACATTTATTAAATAATAACGTAAATAATTAAAGATCCCAATCTAATAATTTTATTATAGACTCTACTAATATACATAATTTTTCTGGTAAACTTGATGTTGAATATCCAAAGATCAATAATAAAATAAAAAATACACTATGTAAACAAAGTTTCAAAATCAATTAAAATAAGTGTTATTATAGATAAAAACGGCACGCCACATTATATAAATGTTTATAAAGGATTAATAAAATAAAATAATTATGCGCATAATTATTTTTTTTTATTCCTCTATTCATGATGCAAAAATTATGGAAACTCAAATAAATGATAATTTTAAAAATAATAAAAAACCTATTAATTTAATAGGTGATAAAGGTTATATTAAAGGGGATGATTACAGGAATAAAATTTATAATGAAAATAAATAAAGTTAACGAAGTTTCCCATTAATAACACCTACAAAACGTAATATGAAAAATAATAAACAAGACATAAATGATATAGATGAACTTTTATTGAAAGACTGAAAGATAACCTGAATGACAAGCCGTTTTAAGGTTAAACGTTTAATTATTATTAATGATAAAACATTAAAAAATTATTATAGTTTTACTCATATAGCTGCTTCTTTTATATTATTAAGTTTTAGTTTATGAAAAATTATTATAAAAAAATGCAAAACTTTCCCTATAATAGATTAGATTTTTTTAAATTAAAATAAACGAAGTTAACAGTGTTCCTAATTATAAATATGTATTATTATTTTTGAATATAATAAGCTATTAAATTATTAGAGATAATAATTTAAAAATTGAGAACTTCGTTAACTTCGTTTATTAATAAATTAAATAAGAATGCAAATTAAATATAAAAAATGACTACACCTAATTTTTCATCAGACTATACTTATTTTTTATTTCATAATTATAATAATTTATGGAACTTCGTTTATTTGGGAACGTTTATTTTTATAAATAAACGAAGTTCTATAAACTATCAATTGAATAAGAACACTAATTATAATAAAATGCATAAGCCTAATTTTTCATCAGTCTAATAAAAACATTATTTATATTTTGTTCTAATAAGTGTGGATTGGGTTTTGTAATAAATTAATAAGTTGAATTTTATTTAACTTACTATAATATGATAATTTATGTTCTTTACTAAGTACGTTTAAAGAAAAATTAATTTATAAATTAATTTTTTCAAAATAAAAAAATATTAATAAAATGAAAACTTTGTTAACTTCGTATATTTTTTTAAGCAATAATAAATATATATTAGAAGAAACTTTAATTTATTTTATTTTTAGTAAAGTAATTTGACTATATACTAATAAACATATTCAATATTTAATAATAATATTATTTTATTCTCAATTTCAGAGAAATTATAAAAAATTTTTTTGAAATTTTTATTTTTTTTTTTTTAGAAATAGCAATAAAAAGATAATTTTTTTTTAAAAAAAGATTTTTTCAAAAAATTGTTTAGTAAAAAATGTTCCAGTCATTTTCGCCGGATGGTTCCTGTGAGTTTGTCATGATTTGCAAGATCACTATGCCTAAGGCATCATACTTTACGGACCATGACGACTAAGCGACCGCAGTGAACACCTAACTGTATGCTCAATCCTGGAATCTTTGGCGGTTTAGGTATATCACCTGTTCGTCCTTGATCGTGAGCACGAAGGCATTCTTCACCGTGCTTGCACTGGTTGTTAGTAAAATGGTAAATACACGGGAAAGGGTTCATTTCTTCGTGGTTGAATTGACAACCATTAGTTACACAATCTCCGTGTATACGCTTCCAACGGCAATATGTGGCTTTTGTTCCAGTATATTTTGTTGGGTTTGCATTGTACGATTCTAGTCCTCTCATGAAGGCATGAAAATCCTCATAATTCAAACATCCGCATCCGCACAGGGGTTCAGCATGATGCGTTTTAGGAGTTATACACCTGCCTGTGCGAGAGAGATTGATGAGCGGTGAAGGTAGTCGCATTGATAAAAATGATTTTGGCCAGTTATTATTTGGCGGCTGGCTATGTGTCTTTGGTGATCGGCGTAGTTGAGACCTAACAAAGCCACAAGGAGGAGGAAGAACCGGAAACTGATCAGCGGAGTTTTCTTGTTTGGGTTCTATCTTGCACACTTGCTTCGTCGGATGTTTGTCATGTGTGTTTCTTGAATTTTTGTGTGATTCCATGCAAGCAGTCATCTCTGCAGGATCTATGTCAGTAAGTGCTTCCAGCTCTGCGAGTTGTTCCTCATCTGAGTCCATTTTTTCCTGACACTGCACAGAGTCTTCGTTATAGATGATTGCGCTCTCCCACATCTGGTCAATTTCAGCTTCCATACATTGTACGGATTTTTCTGTATCTTCAGACGCTCTTCTAGTTCTTTGTTGCGTTTCTTCTCCTTCAGAAGCTCGTCGTGTTCTTCGTCACACTGACTCAGCTTCAACAGAAGCTGACTGATTGTGGCTTCCTGTTTGGCTTGATTCTTGACGAGAAACTCTATTTGGGACTGAAGCTCTGCAATTTTATCTATGTTTGTTTGTTTCTCTGTTAGCTTTTCTAAAATCATGGTGTTCATTTTGTTCTGTTCCGTTCCAGAGGTATTTATCTTTTTCGCAAAAGCGGAGAATGTTTTTTCCTGGTCCTTAATCTGTTGTTCCAGTTCTGTGATCTTCTTTGCAACCGCGTCGTTTTTCTGGTCTTTAATCTGTTGTTCCAGTTCTGTGATCTTCTTCGCAACCGCGCCGTTTTTCTGGTCCTTAATCTGTTGTTCCAGTTCTGTGATCTTCTTCACAACCGCGCCGATTGTTTCTTTCTGGTCATTAATCTGTTGTTCATGTTCTTCACTTTTCTCTACACACATGCGGGTTGTTTCTGTCTGGACTTGAACATGGTGTTCCTGTTCTTCCATTTTTTCTACACAGATGTCGGTTGTTTTTGTCTGGTACTCTACCAGTTCGTTGATCTTCTTCATCATAGTATCAATTATTCTCGCCAGGTTGTGAATCTGTTGTTGCTGTTCTTCGGTCTTTCCATCCCGAACTTCCACATGACCCAATGCCGTGTCTGAACGCTTCATATATTCGGTGGTTCGTTCCATCTGGGCAGCTGCTTCTGTCATCTTGATAGTTGCTGTTGTCAGCTCCGCGCGTTCAGCTTGTAATGCATCCTTGATGGCAGTCACCACACTAGTAAATGGCGCAGATATCCACCAACCATTGCTTGCCTCCGGGGAGTTGGTAAGATGTGCCGCGCCAACCTCGACCATTGCTGTACCAAAGCAATATGCACAGGTACTTGCGACGATGCGGTCCCTTGTAATTACCCGTGAAGGCAATGTTAACTCGGGCACGCACGAACCTTGAGCCAAAATGGCTACGGTAAAAATAATATATACTATGAAACAAATATAATAATATATTATCAATTTTTATTATTTTATGTATATTGCTATTTTTATTTCTATTTTCAGAGAAATTAAACTACGTTCCAAAATATTTATTTATGGGCATGTTTAGTATCATCTGTTTGGATTACTGTTTAGTATTAACCTTATTGAAAAATAATAATAATAATAATAATTAATAAACAAAGTTAATGAAGTTCCCAATATAAAATAATTATAATAGAATAAAATAACTAAAGCTTGCTTTATTAATTATTATGTTTCAATAAGATTAATACTAAACAGTAATCCGAACAGATCTAAACATGCCCATAAAAAAATATTTATAAAATTAAAAAAATATTTTTTTTAATATTTTAAATAAAGCGATGCTAAACAACAAAAGAAACAGATGATACTAAACATACCCATATTTATTATTATATATTTATTTTACTGTTTATTATTAATAATTTAAAATTTAATAATTTAAAGATAATTTAAAGATCTCTATTATTTTATTTAATTTAGTGGTTTTAATAATAATTAAAATTATTATTAAAACTAATAAAATATATTATTAATTTGATAAAAAGTTATCCTTATTTAATTTATTATAAAATCACAATCTTATTAAGTTTATAAAAATGGAACCTTAGTTATATTTGTTAGTTATAAAATAAACAAAATTAATAAGGTTTCCATTAAATAAATGAAGTTACAAATTTTAATAAGTTATCATCAAATAAATATAAATTAAACTACGTTCCAAAAGATTATAAATTCATAATAAAATAAATTATTTTTGATTTTAAAGAAATTAAATTGAATTCCAAAAATTTTAGAAAAATTATAACATAATATTATAAACTTTAAATTAAACTATTTTTGAATGTAGTTTACTTTTTCTAAAAATAACAATAAATTAAAATACTTTATTATTAGACTAAATATAAAAACTAATAATAAATAAATAATAACAATAATTATTAAGAAAATAATAATCATAACTTATAATAATAAACATATATCATAATTTATTTATAGAGTTTATTTTATTGCTATTTTCAGAAAAAATATAAAAATTTCTCTAAAAATGTGAATAATTAAAAACCAACTAATGAATAAATTAAATTAACAAAGTTTTCCTAATTAAAATAATAATAACTATTAATAGAACTAATTATTACCACGGCGATGGATCCATTAAAGATAATTAAATTAATTATTTTTAAGATTTAAAAATTATTTTGGAATATAGTTTAATTTTTCTAAATTTTTGGAACACAGTTTATTTTATCTGAAAATAACAATAATAAGGTTATAATAAACTCCAAACATAATAAATATGTCTATTTATAAATCTAAAATATTTTATATGCAATAATAATACATAAAATAATTAAGAAATTTATTTATTTTTTTTAATATATATATATATATGGATGAGTGTATACAAGAGTCTGATTTACTGCCGCATAATAATATAAATTATGTTATTATTGTAGCAAGATATCATGAAGATATAACATGGACTAAACAATTTGCAAATGTAGTTATTTATAATAAAGGAGATAAATTAGATGGTTATAATGAAATTATATTACCAAATATTGGTAGAGAGAGTCATACATATTATAAATATATTTATGATAATTATGATAATTTAGCTGATTATTCTATTTTTTTACAAGGATATCCATTTGATCATTCACCAAATATAATATTAAATTTAAATAATTATATTAATAATACAGAATTGAATATTGATTTTGAGTTTTTAAGTGAACACATTATAGATTGTAATTTAACCGGGTGTAGATATCATCCTGGTTTATATCTAATAGATATTTATGAAAAAATATTTAATGAAAAAAAATATGATATGAATTTTCAATTTGGTGCCGGTGCTCATTTTATAGTTTCTAAGAAAAATATATTAAAAAGACCGAAAGAATTTTATTTAAACATTATTAATATAATACAAGATGACTACTTAAATACATCTATCGGGTATGTTATTGAAAGATTTCATAAACTTATATTAGGTTAAATTATTATTAATAATTTATTAATAATCTATTAATGCTATAATCAAAATTAATCTATATTGTGTATATTTTAAAATATTATAGATTTTTGAATATAATATTATATTTTATCTAAAAATAGCAATAAATATATTAATATATTTTTTATTGGCATTTTGTAGAATAATAAAATATAAAAGGTTCAAAAAATGTATAATATCTATAAGAACTACATTTATATGTCATTAATAATATAGAAATTTCCATTTTAAATTTTTTCATAAATAAATATTTTGAAAAATAGTTTAAATTTTTGGAATAAAGTTTAATAATAATTTTAATTATATAAATTATTATTAAAATAATAATTTATATAAAAAATATGACCCCTAGTTATATTAATGATAAAATAAATAATAGTTTTATATTACTTAATTAGTCTATTAGATAATTGTGTTTGATAGTTTTTACAGTTTAAACAGATCCAATTTAAACCTCTTCCGGTACTTGCTAATATAGGATCCAAAATATCTAAAGATAAACATTTAGAGCCTTCTATGCATATACGCTTGCGATATATAAGAAAATTATTATTCCGTCCATATCTTGAAGACTTAGTAAGTTTACAATTTTCATTACATTGAGGTATACCATTTTTCCATCGTACTGCATAAGACATATTATTACATGAACAATTTTCTATTTGACAATATTTCCAATCTTTATATGGTATAGATATATTATTTATCAAAAATATAGGTACAGGTATTAATATTATACCATCCCAATATATTGAATTATTCATATTATTAAATATAATATTAAATATATTATCTAAATTTTTTATATTATTGGTTGAATTATTATCTATTGGTAAATTTTTATATTCTATATTAATATTATTATTAGGTAATTTTTCTATGTTAGTATCATTTTCATTTTCAGAATCTGAAAAATTACTCCAACGTAATTTAATATTATTATTAATAGAATTAGATATATTATTTTGATCATTATTAGGTAATTCTTCTAAGTTAATATCATTTTCATTTTCAGAATCTGAAAGATCACCCCAACGTATTTTAAATTTAATATTATTATTAGTAGAATTAGATATATTAATTTGATTTGTTATATTTTTAATTGTGTTATTATTTGATAATTTTTGTATATTAGTATCCTCTTCAGAATCTGATAAATCTCCCCAACGTAATTTAATACTCATATTGATATATAAAAATAATGAAAAAACTATACACAAATATGTATAGGCTTGAGCCAAAATGGCTACGGTAAAATTTATATTTAAAAATAAAAAATAAAAAATTGATTTATCAATTTTTTATTTTTAAATATAAATTTTATCCCTAATAAAAATATTTTAAAATAAAAAAATAAAAAATTGATTTATCAATTTTTTATTTTTTTATTTTAAAATAAACAAAGTTCCAAATTTTATCCCAAGTTAAAAAAAATAAAAAAAATAAAAATATATAGCAAATCTATATATTTTTATTTTTTTTAACTTTGGTGGTTTATTAAAATAATAATAAAAATAAACAAATTTCTAAAAAATTAATTTATCAATTTTTATATTTTATTAGATATATTTATTATCATTTGTTATGATTAGTGTTTATCATAACCTTGTTGAAAATAATATTATAAAAATGAATTGGTTTTCTACACATGTTTATTATTATAATTTATAATTAGTGGCGTTTAATTATTAAATATTTTGTTATTTATTATTCTAATTATTTATTGTTATTTTCAGAGAAATTATAAAAATTTCAGAAAAATTATAAAATAATTTATAAATCTTAAATTATTGCATCATCATAGAAATCATACAAATTAAAAAAAAAATAAAATAAACTACGTTCCGTTCCAAAATATTTTAATTTATGGTTTAAAAAATTATTTTATAATTTTTCTGAATTTTTTATAATTTCTCTGAAAATAACAATAAATTATTATTAAAATTAATATTTTAAATAAAATAATAAGAACCATAATTATTTAAATTATTAGTTTTAAATTTTTAAATAAATTGATAATAAACAATAAAATAAAATCCAGAATTATTAGATACATTTGATGACCAATGTTTAATATGGTGGAATAAGAAAGATTTAATAGATTTAATAAAAGATATAATAAGTAAATATTTTGATAAAAGTTCAAATAAAGATTATCTTCCACATAATATCTCAGTACAATTTAAGATGTCATTACAAAGTTTAATAGATAATCCAAAAGAATTATTAGAATTAATAAATGATTGTTTGAAACCAAAAGAAGTAGAAAAAAAAGAAAATGGAGAAGTATTTACACCAATGATTATAGTAAATGAAATGTTAGATAAATTACCAATAGAAGTATGGAAAAATAAAAATCTTAAATGGTTAGATCCAGCTACCGGAATGGGTAATTTTCCAATAGCAGTATATTTAAGATTAATGGAAGAATTAAAAGAAGAAATTAAAGATATAAAAGAGAGAAAAAAACATATATTAGAAAATATGTTATATATGTGTGAATTAAATAAAAAAAATGTGTTAGTGTGTAATCAGATATTTAATATAAATAACGACTATAAATTAAATTTATATGAAGGAGATACTTTAGAGTTTAAACCATTTGAAATATTCAAAGTAAAACAATTTGATATTATATTAGGTAATCCACCATATAATAAAGGAGGTATACGATCACATACAGGAAAACAATTAGGAGAAAAGAATGAAACAATTTGGACAAAATTTATAGAAAAAGCTTTTAAATGGTTAAAACCAAATGGTTATTTAGCATATATAAATCCATTAAGTTGGTTAAAAAAGAGTCATTCATTACATAATATAATGTTAGAAAAACATATTATTTGGATGAAATTATGGGATAATTCACAATCAAAAGGAATGATTAATGCAGATATACCAATATCTTTATATGTTTTACAAAATATTTTAAATACAAATAAAAATAAAACAGAAATAACATCAATATTAAAAAGACGAAATTTAACAACAACATCAAATGAATATTTAAATAAGGAGTATTCAATACCATTAGCATATCATAGTATATTTAATAAGTTAATAAACTTTATAGAAACTAATAATTTAAAATTAGAATATAACACAAAAACAGTAAAATCATTAGGACCAAAAACAAAAATACCCTTAAAATATAAATTAGAAGATATGTTAGCAATTGATACATATACAATTAAAGAAGGTATAATGATTAAAAAGACAACTGAAAGACATCCAGATGCAGATAAAAAAAAATTAATTATAGCAAATAAAGCAAGTTTTAATGGCGCCTTTATTGATGATGGTAAATTATCATTAACAGGAAATCATAAATTTTATATTATAGGTGATAATTTAGAATTAATAATTAAAATGTTAGGTTATAAAATTATAGATATAATTGGTCATTATACTAAATACGGACAAGACTTTTTAGATAATGAAGCATTTACTTATTTACCAGATATTCGTAAATTAGGAATTAAAGATATTAATGAAAAACAATTGTATAAATTGATTGGATTAACACAAAATGAAATAAAATTATTTGATAAAAATAATATAATTAATGATAATATAAATTGATAAAATAATAAGTTATACACAAAGTAATAAAATTATAAATATGTCTACAAAATATCAAACATAGAGACTATATTTATAAATAAATATATAAAAATAAATAAAATTAAAAAAAATATTAATGCGGAATTGTAAATAATGAAAACTAGAACTTTGTTTATTTATATTATTTTAGATATTAAATAATAATATTATTATTTGGTTAGACATAATCTAAATTTTAGATTTTAAATATTAAGAACTTTATTTAGCCATAAATTAATAAATAATGGGATCTTCGTTTATTTTATTATTGGGAACTTCGTTTATTTTATTATTGGGAACTTCGTTTATTTTATTAATGGGAACTTCGTTTATTTTATTAATGGGAACTTCGTTTATTTTATTATTGGGAACTTCGTTTATTTTATTAATGGGACCTTCTTTTATTTTATTATTGGGCATGTTTAGTATTATCTGTTCAGATTAATGTTTAGTATTAACCTTATTGAAAAATAATAATAATAATAATAATTCATAAATAAAGTTAACAAAGTTCCCAATAAAAAATAATAAACGAAGTTAACGAAGTTCCCAATATAAAATAATTATAAAACTTGTTTCCGTTAAGGAAGCAAGTTTTATTTATTTTATTCTATTATAATTATTTTATATTGGGAACTTCGTATATTATTGTTTTATTGGGAAATACGTTAACTTTATTTATATTTAAATATATTGGGAACTTAGTTTATATTTTGTTATAGGCATTTTAGTTGAATAATGAAATATAAACGGTTCCATAAATGTATAATATCTATATAAAATATGTTTCTATGTTATTAATAATATTAAGATTTTTATTTATTATTAATTTTAATAATAACTCTAATTATTTAATTATTATTAAAATCAATAATTTAAAAAAAAATAATAGAAACTGTAGTTATTAAAAATATTAGTTGTTAATTTTTATTTTTCAAATAAACTAAGAATAAAGAATACAATAAAAAAATATTTTATAATTTTTCTGACATTTACATTTTTAGAACACTTTTACATTCTCTTAAAATAGCGATAAATTCATATTTTCAAAATAAAAAAATATTTAAAAAATTAAATGAATTTATTACAGGTTCCTATTTTTTTTTAATTTTTAATATAATGTGATAATAAACAGTAAAACTAAGAAATAATAATAAACATGTCCATAATTAATTTATTGATATACGTTATTAATAATATATAAATATAAATATATATATATATATATATATGTTAGATAATTATTATACGATAGATGGTAAATATATAGAACATATGACTCCTAATGATTTGTGCATATCTTCTAAAAATACTACAGGTAAAAAGTTGTCATTTAATAAGTATGACTTAATAAGTAATAATGGACCTCAATCAGCGATACCGTTTGAACATATTATTGGAATTTTACCAAAGTCAGCTGTAATAAGTGAAATTGAATTTGCTATTTCATCAACAGATCAACAATCAGGTGCTAAAGATGGCACACAATATGAATTAGTATTAAGATATGGTAATATAGATTATTCTCTAACCAAAAGAATATGGTGTGTTAATTTTCAAGAAAATAAAATAGATAGGTATATAACTGCTACTTATAAATTTGATTCATATATAGCCACATTAGATAATGAGGTTAAATTAGTATTTAAATTATATAATTTATATGGTGGTGGTCATAGTGCTAAAATTGTTAATTATTCTATTAATGTAACATTATACCAATAATAAACGATATATTTTTTATTTTACAAATATTATAAAAATAATAGATACATAATATATAACTATATATCACGAGCTATATATCATGAGCTATAAAATGTATTATTATATTTAGATAAAATATCTATATTTCAAAAAATAATAATAATTTATAAATTAATTATTTTTTTTAAAATAACAATATATAACATATATCAGTAAAAATATCTCATGTATGCATTTTTTATAAAACATATGCTTATTCATTTACGATCATAACAATATAGAAAAATATTGGAAACTTTGATATCATTATTTAATTTTTATAATAAACATGTTTATTATCATAGGTTCATATTATTATTTATTATAATTATTGAAAATATTAAGCATTTTAATAATATAATTATACCGTTATTAATTATTATTAGACTGATAAAATATTAGGCTTATTAATTTTAGTATGTTTTAGTGTTCTTATTCAATTGATAATTAAATAAACTAAGTTAACGAAGTTCCCATAAATTATTATGATTATGAAATCAAAAATTAGTAAAATTTATAATAAAATTATTATGTCTTGATATATTATATATATATATATATATGGGAACTTCGTTTATATCCAGTTCCATATATAAAATCAAAAGGACGCATTAATAAATATGAATATGATTTTTATTTAAACCACATATATAATATTACCCTTACCTGTTTATCATGGACCCGCTTAAATGAAATAGTAAATATTAATTTGGATTTAGTAAGAAAAAAATAATGGAATCCAATAAATGGATATTATTAGGTGTTTTTGAAAAAGCATATAATATTGGAAGCAAAGCTTTACTAAAACAATATAACTGTAAATAATCAAAGATCCAAATCTAATAATTTTTTTATAGATTCTACTAATATAGCCTTAAAATATTTTAAGACATTTCATAAGTTTTCTGGTAAACTTGATTTTGGATATCTGAAGATCAATAATAAAATAAAAAATACACAACGTAAATAAAGTTTCAAAATCAATTAAAATAAGTGTTATTATAGATAAAAACGGCGCGCCACATTATATAAATGTTTATAAAGGGTCAATAAAAAAAAATAATAAAAAACCTATTAATTTATTCTCGATTTCATAGAAATTATAAAAATTTCAGAAAAATTATAAAATATTTTAATTTACGGTTTAAAAAAGTATTTTACTAAACCACTGAATTTGGAACTTCGTTTATTTAAAAATAAAAAATAAAAAATTGATAAATCAATTTTTTATTTTTTATTTTTAAATATAAATTTTACCGTAGCCATTTTGGCTCAAGTCTTAATTCTTTATACAATTTATATCACACATACACATAGAGATATAAAAAGATGAATAATAATATTGAAAAGATTGATACACTAATAAAAAACGATGAGTATTTTATACCTGGTAATTATTCAAGTCATACACAGGAAGTAATAATGTGTGTATTTTGCTATGAGTTTCAAAATATTGATAAAATTAATGAAACATTGAATATTAAATGGATAACGCTAAATAAATATTTTGATAATTTAAATATAGCATTTACGATAAAATCATTTTTGAAATATAATAGACCATATGATAAATTTAAATTTAATAAAAACTATAGTAAAAAATATAGTAATTCATATTATGATTGTAACACCTATTCTTATCTTGTAATTTCAATATTTACAGAAATAATGTTAAGACCATCTGAAAGTTATACGTTTACACATAATAAATGTTATTATAATAAATATTGTGTTTGTGAAAATGAAGGAATAAATCAACATAAATATATACATGTTAGTTTACCTAAAAAAAACCCACATAGAAAACATTATATATGTGTACCATGCACATATAAAAGTTTACAATCAGTCAAAAATAATTTAGATTTTAATACAGATAAATATATATTATCAGAAGATAAATTAAGTTATACACATGAAAATAATACTATTCCTATATGTAACTGTTTTAAATACGGAATTAATGAAAATAATATATGTATAAATATGCTTTGCACAACGTATGAGCCACATATAGATATACCGTATAAAGAATTTGATATTTCTTCTGGTCCTCCATGTGGAAAACATTGTATACAATACAATAAATTACACATTTAGAATTTATTTTATTGTTATTTTCTGAGAAATTAAAATGCGTTCCAAAAAAATTTTTTAATCTTAACTTATTCATTCTCAGATAAATTAAACTGTGTTCCAAAAATTTAAAAAAAAATAATAATATATTATTATTTATTATTAAAGTTATTATCAAAACTAATAATTATATAATATGTAATATAATAATAAAAAAAAATAATTTAATAATTAAATAAAAATACAATTTATTATATTTATTTTCAATAGATTATAATAAACACTAACATATATATATAATGTATATCAAATATTATTTAATAGTTGAGTCATATTATAATTTGTTATTTGATATAAGTCTTTTTTTTTAGATCTATCTTTCTTTTGACATATATTATTAATATTTTCATTCATGTATGAATAAATTGAATTTGCTATTTTATTTTTATAGCGATTATTATTTTTAGTGTTTATTGTTGCGGCAACTCCAGAATTATAAGTTATTTCATACATTTTAGAATTAGGATAATTTGTATATTTTAAATATAATCTATAATTTTCATGAATAAATATATATTTATTAATATCATATATATGACATATATTATCAAGAAAAGTCTCAAATTTAACAGAATAATATTGTTCTTTGTGTGTTCTAATAAGATAATGCATATTTAAAAATATATAGTTTGATTGAAATACTAAATAATGAGAACATAATAATTTTTCACAATTAATTTTTATTATGGTATAACCTTTTAGTCTAATTTTTTCATCTCTAAAGATGGGTTTATATAAAATGGTAGAACATCTTTTACAGCTTATTATTTTATCTTCGTGAGTAATAATATTACATTTAGATTTATCTTTATATAATATTTGTGTTTTATTAGTAATATATTTATTTTTGCATTTATAATTATTTGTACATAGTACATGTGATACATATGTTTTTTTATTTGTAATATGGTATATTATAAAAAGAAAATATAAATAATCTTTATCTATAAAACTAGCAATAATATTTAAACAATTTATATTTAATAAAAAATTAATATCATTAATTATTGCACGAATTACAGGTAATGTTAATGTTTCTAAATATTTCCAAATAGATCTAGGTACCTTATCATGAGTTCTAAACATATTTATTTCAAATTTAATTAATTTATTTAAATATAATTGTAGTCCATTTACATCAAAGTCACAATTTACAGAATATAAATTAGAAGTATTACAAAATCCATCAAATAAATTATTATTAAGATCTATTTTTAATTCTATTCCCTTTATATTATATTTAATTGTAATTGTTGGATGTTTCATTCCTTCTTGATGATACATATTAATAGAAATAATTTTTAAATTGCTATCTCTAAATATATAATAATATATAATAAATATTTTAAAATCTAGTGTTTTCATATATAAATTAAATGCGTTTTGTTCTTCTTTAATGATACTGTCTATTAATTCATAGAATGGTTTTATGTCTTCATAAGTTATAAAATAATCTAAATCTACAATATTTTTAGAATTATTGAAAGATTCAAATATATCTCTTACTGCCCCGCCTTGTAAATAAGAATTTTGATTTGTTGTATTACATAATATAGTATATAAAAAATAACCAAATTTAGGTATTATAGTATCATATTTTTTATAATAATCTATTAAATATGTATCATCTAAATTTATTATTTTAAATATTGGATAATTATTTATATATTCTATGATAAATATACTATTATAATTTTCTATATATTTTTCTGATGGTAGGTTGCATGTATTTTGTATGAATACTCTATATTTTTCAATAGTTTCTATTAAATATAAAGAGTTTTGATGAGTTAACATGTATACTAATATAAGTATATATATTCCTTGAGCCAAAATGGCTACGGTGGTTTAGTAAAATAATAATAAAAAAATAAAAAATTGATTTATCAATTTTTTATTTATTTAAAATATTTTCATTACGGTAAAATTTATATTTAAAAATAAAAAAATAAAAAATTGATTTATCAATTTTTTATTTTTTTATTTTTAAATAAACGAAGTTCCAAATTTTATCCCAAGTTAAAAAAAATAAAAATAAATAAAAATATATAGCAAAGCTATATATTTTTTATTTATTTTTATTTTTTTTAACTTCGGTGGTTTAGTAAAATAATAATAAAAAAATAAAAAATTGATTTATTAATTTTTATTTTTTTATTGGACATGTTTAGTATCATCACTTTCATTTATTGTTTAGTATCGCTTTATTTAAAAAATTTAAAAAATAAACAAAGTTAATGAAGTTCCTATTTTTTTAATTTTTTAAATATTTTTTTTATTTTAAAAATCTTAATTTAGAAATTAATTTTTTTCTAAACGCACATGAGAAAAAATAAATGAAGTTAACAAAGTTCCCAAATAGGTCCTGTATTATTATTTATTAGTAATAATAAAAACACATAATTTCAAAATTAATAATATCAATATATTAAACCTATATGCACATTAATAAATAATAATCACTTAATATAAATTAGTTTTTTTGATAACAATTATTAATGCAGCTAAATATATAAAAGAACAAAAAAGTTTAACGGAACTTTGTTTATTTATCATATCTCGTAGATATTCTTTTAAATATATTAATAGGGGGGCTACGTGTATATTCTTTTCGTCATCAATTTTTAAAATCATTTTTTCTTTAAATGTATGCTTTATTATTTTGGGAACTTTGTTTTTTTCTATTATTAACTTGATATTAACTTACCTATTTTTAGTTCTTTTAATTATGTTTTAATTTAGAACTATCATAAGCAGCATATCCAATTAAAATATTATTATTATCACATAATAATAGCTTTGTTATAGCTAAATTTTTTGTTTGATTAGATAAAGCTAGCTTCTAATAATTGAATTATGAGTACAACTATCAGATATGCTTATATCTAATGAAAAATTAAAGGGAACTTCGTTTATCTGTAATAATAGATATTTTAGTGTTTTATGTTTTTTTAATTTATTATTGGGTATATTTAGTATCATCTGTTAGGATTAATGTTTAGTATTAACCTTATTATAAAATAATAATAATAATTAATAAATAAAGTTCCCAATAAAAAATTATAAACAAAGTTGCAATATAAAATAATTATAAAACTTGTTTCCGTTTAAGGAAGCAATCTTTATTTATTTTATTCTATTATAATTTTATATTGGGAACTTCGTTAACTTAATTTATTATTTTTTGTAACTTTGTCTATTAATTATTATTATCATTTTTCAATAAGATTAATACTAAACAGTAATCCGAACAGATAATACTAAACATGCCCATTATTAGGGAACTTTGTTTATAATATCAAGCCTAACTTATTCATTATTAATGTTGGATGATTTATTAAGTTTTGATAAATAAATATTTACAATATAATTATGAATAAACGAAGTTCCCTTTAAATATATCATATTTTATTAGTTTTATATGAAAATTATATATTGTATACATAAAAAAATAAATAAAAATAATTAATAAAAAAATAAAAATTTTTAATTTTTATTTTTTATTAATTATTTTTTATTTATTTTTTCATTTATAGGATTGCAGAAAGAGTGCGTACACTAATGTATATATATATATAGTTTTATATATATATATATAAGATATGTTATTATATAATATTTTTATTTATGATAATATAATTTTTTTAAAGTATATTTTTGGTTATGATAATTAAATATTTTATTTAATTGTTCACCTGAATAAATACAATTAATAATAAGTTTAATAATTTTATTATGCACCATAATAATTATAATAGAATAAAATAAATAAAGCTTGCTTCCTTAACGTATAATTATTTTATATTGGAACTTCATTTATTATTTTTTATTAGAACTTCGTTTATTAATTATTATTAATATTTTTTAAAAAGGTTAATAATAAACATGTCCTATTAAATTATAATAATTAACTAGTATACCATAATCCGGTTGTCATATTAGTATAAGAAAATGGAAATATACATTTTCCATTAGCCACAGTACTCGTTATGCCTCCATTATTATTACTATAATTTGTTGGTACACCATTATAAAATACTGATGTGCTTACATTCCAATTAATACCGTCTTGAGAAAAATAAAAACCATTTAATTGATTTCCATAAGGATTTACATATCCTGAAGGAACAACATTTAAAGTCATACTAAATCTTACAATCCATATATTACCAGTCCATAAAGTCCCCCCAAAATTCATAGTATCATTTTCTGAAAAATTACCATTATTCCAGTTAACATAATCAAATCTAATAGGAAAATAAGGTAATTGTACATATGTCCAATTAGTGCCATTAGTTGAATATAAAATAAACATTGAATTACTAGCTATTCCTTGATAATTATATCCACTAGTAATACACATACTATTATTACTAGCTGCTCTCCTTGCATTAGCTGATTGTGGAGATGCAATTCCATTATTAATTAAAAGTTGGGTGAGATCTGTACCAAAAGACCAATTTATTCTATCTGATGATATATAAGTAATTATAGAATTTGGTGAATGATTCCACAAAAATATTATATATACTCCATTTACATAATTAAATTCACACATGTCATAAGGTAAATAAGTTATTGATTGTGTAAATGTATTTCCATCAGTTGAATAAATATATCCATTCATAAAATAAAAACAATAATTATTTAAATTAGTTGGATTAAACCATTTATTATTTCCATTTGATGGAAACGGTGTTAATGTATTAGCACTAATATTATATATAAAATAATAAGGGTTACCAGTATCATTACTTTGTATATTTAAAGCTAAATAACCATTACCGAAAGCACAGCAAGTTAGACTATCACCTTGGGCAATGTTAGGTTTTGATATTCCTGATAATGCAGATAATGAACCTATATTAATACATGTCCAATTATAATAATCTGTTGAAGTCCATATATTAGCATCTTGTGGACCATTTGAATTTGTTACATTAGGTATTGCTACATAAGTACTACCCGAATAATAAATACCAGATAAACCTATACAATTACCACCTCCAGGAATACTAAATAAAGTAGAGAAACTAGAAGCGGAGAAAGTAGCTTTAGTTAATTTCAATTTATATAATATATTTAATGATCTATAATTATATCCTATTAATCCGGTTGGATCTGTAGCTTTATATGTTGCCGTATAATTGCCATATGGTAAAGTACTTGTGTTTGTTATTAATGTAGATGTTCCATTTATCAATACATTTACAGAATAATTAGATATATATGATGATATTGATGTTAAATAAACTAAAATATAATTATTATTATAAGTTAATGCATATGCCCCCGGATCTGTATAAGAAGTATTTAAATCAATAGATAAATTAGAAGATCCACTTAAATATATTGTTGGTGCTACATCATTTACTCGTATAACAACAATACCACCATTTCTATATAATCCACCAATTGGAATACCTCCAATTCTTGCTGCAGAATTTAAATTATAATTTTTTAATTTAGCTGTCATTCTTCCTAATATATTTATATTACTTAATAAAGAAACATTACTATTAATAAATGTAGAACCTGAAATATTCAATGATGAATTAATTGATATATTACTATTTATTATTGTTTTTCCAGATGCTAATAATTTTGTTCTTATTGATACTCTATTATTTATTATAGAAGTTCCTATAACTGTTAAAGATGATACTGTTAAAATATTTATTATATTACTAGTTCCTGATACATATAAATCAGATAATATTGTAGTAATTCCTCTAATTATATTATTATTATTAGATATTTTTGAAGATAATAATAACTTTCCATTAATAATACTATCAGAAATAAATGCATTATTATTGATATAAGTATTATTTGTAAGAATTGCTTTAGTAGAAATTTTTAAATTATTAATTATAGAAATATCATTTGTAATTATTGAATCACCAGATATATTTAATTTACTGTTTAATGAAATATTATTATAAATAATACTAATCCCAGATACATTTAAAGACTTATTTATAGTTATATAATTTGGAATTATACTAATATTAGAAATATATAATGAAGAATTTATAGAAACATCATTTTGTAATGTTGATGCTCCTGTAATAAGTAAATTATTATTATATTGTTGAGTTACTATATATCCTATATTTGGTGCCATTGGTGCTTGAATTAAATAATTTAAACCATCATTACTAGATTGTATAAATCCAGTACCTCCTGTTCCCATTATTTGAATACCACTATTATTACCCATATCAATTCCTAGATATGTAGAAGAATTAATATTTAGAGTAATAAATTTATCATATGTATTTAATTGAGTTGTTCCTATATAAGTTGACGTTCCTTGAATAAAAATTTTAGATTTATTATTACCAATATTTATAGTATTGCCATTTATAGTTAATGTGTCAGTATTAATTGGTTGAATAATAGATGATAAAATTGTTTTTAATGTAGCAATACCCATAACATTTAATTGATTATTTATTGTGTTATTACCAATTAATATTATTGGTCCTGATACTAATAAATTATTATACAATGTTGCATTACCAGAAATATTTAATATAGAATTAATAGTTAACATATTATTTATATTAGTAATTCCAGAAATAGACATTGTATTATTTGTAGTTATGTAAGATTTTGATAATAAATTATATATATTTATATTTGAATTTGTAGTTAATAAATTATTAAATATAGTACGACTAGAAACATATAAACCAGAATTAATTGTCACTTGACCTAAAAAAGTAGTATTATTTGATACATCAGTAATAATTCCATTTAATCCAGTCATAGATCTATAAAAATTTTTTAATAAAATATCTAGTGTAGTTGACATTATTATATAATATTAGATTATATATATCAATAAAATATATTATAATTAAAAAAAAATAAATAAATACAGTTTATAATAACTGTATTTAATATAATAACATGTTTATTATTACTCATTTTAGTTAATAATTAGTTTTAAAGATATTTTAAATATTCAAAATTATAAAAAATAATTGAAATATTTTTTATTTGACATGTTTATTATCGTCTATTATAATAATTAAAAATAATAAACAAAGTTTCTATATAGATTTATTATTAATTTACATATTACCAAAATTATTAATTTTAATAATAACTTTAATTAATTATTATTAAAATTAATAATTTAAAATATTTTTAATTAAAAATAAAGTGTATAATTTTAGTTTATTTTTTAATAATTAATACATATTATATAATTATGTCCTGTAATTTAATATCTGCATATTTAATAGATTCACTATCATTTTTAATAGCTGCTAAAACTATTTTTTTATTTGCTTGTAGTTCTTTTGAAGCATATTGTAAACTTATACCATTATTAGTTACCGCTATCATAACTATTTCTTCATCAGACTTAAATTTACTTACATATTGTAATGCGTTTCCATCATTAGAAACTGCTTTATAAACTATATCTCTATTTTCTTGTAAATGAGGGCTAGCATATTTTAATGCGGAACCATAAGAAGAAATAGCAATTGAAACTATTTCTTCATCTGCACGTAATGTGGAATCTGCATATTTTAAACTCATACCATCATTATTTACTGCGGCATTTACTATTTCCCGATCTGAACAAAGATTTAAACTTGCATATTTTAAAGCTAATCCATAATTAGAAACTGCTATAAATACAATATTTTTATCTGAACAAAACTTATTACTTGCATATTGTAAATTAATACCTGAATAATTTATAGCTGTTCTTATTATTATTTCTATCTTACACATTTTATAATGTACATGTTTTAATACATGACAACAATTAGAAACTGCTTTTAAAATAATTTCTTCATTTTCTAAATATTTTTTATGTGCATATTTTATAGCATCACCATTATTAGAAACTGCTGCCATTACTAATTCATAATTTTCTTTTAATCTATCACTTGCATATTCTAATAATAAACCATTATTAGAAACTACAATAAACATTATTTCATAATCATCATAAAAAACAATATTAGCATGATATATATTTTTACTAAATCTGTTTACTGCTGCTAAAACTATTTCTCTGTCTTTTTTAAGTTGAACAGATGCATGAGATAATATTTGTTCATCATTTTGACGCATAATATATGGAATAATATGATATGGATTATTATGATTAGATCCTTTCTTTACTGCTGCAAGTACTATTTCTTTATCTTCATGAAATCTTGCATTAACAAACTTTAAAGCTCTTCCATCATTATTTACAGCAATTAAAACCATATCTTTATTATTTTTAGTTTCATTATTAACAAACTCTAAATTTAATCCATTTGATATTAATGCTTCATAAATTATTTCTTCATCATTTTTGAGTTTAGGATCAATATATTTAAAATAATATGTATTATATGATTTAGTTTTTATTAGCATTAAAAATAAATCTTTATTACATATTGGATAATGATGCCATTGATAAAAAGATTTTTTTAAAAAATCTTTATACTCTATTAACTTTTTTTCATTATCATATTTTTTTATACATATAAATATATTATTATCTAAAGAATTAGATAATAATTTATTATCTAAATAATTAATTATTTTATATAGATTAATATCATGTAAATAATTATATCTGATATTGTCTAATATCATTTCAAATGTTTCATCAAAATTTAAACTGGCTAATATTATATTAACTATGCATTCAGATATCATCGTAAGACATTCATCTTTACGATGTATATAAAATTCATGTATACTAGTCCCATCTATTTTTAGTATTTCAAATTTATATTTTATTAATGAGCACATGTTTTAAATGTGCTTTCGTCTTGAGCCAAAATGGCTACGGTGGTTTAGTAAAATAATAATAAAAAAATAAAAAATTGATTTATCAATTTTTTATTTTTAAATAAACGAAGTTCCAAATTTTATCCCAAGTTAAAAAAAATAAAAATAAATAAATATATATAGCAAAGCTATTTATTTTTTTATTTTCAGACAAATTAAACTAAACTACGTTCCGTTCCAAAATAATTTTTTAAACTATAAATTACAATATTTTGGAATAGAACGTGGTTTATTTTATAATTTTTCTGAATTTTTTATAATTTCTCTGAAAATAATAATACTTAGTTTGCTGGGAATATTATAGATTTATAAATTATAGTTTGTAGAATAATATTATAGATTTATAAACAAAGTCTACAAAGTTTTAACAATAAATTATTTATTTAAAATTATTAGAATATTATAAATTTATAAATAATAATTAGTTTGCCTGGAAAATATACAAAGTTCTTATAAATTTATAAATAATAGTTTTTAGAATAATATTATAGATTTAAAATAATTAATTATTTATTTTTGTTTTCAAATAAATAATAAAAATTTCAGAAAAATTAAACTAAACTACGTTCCATTCCAAAATATTTTATTTTATGGTTTAAAAATTATTTTTATATTTTTTTGAAATTTATGGAACGCAGTTTAATTTATCTGAAAATAGTAATAATATGAATTATTATAAGATTAAATTATGATTCAAAATATTTAATTATAAATTAATATAAGATTAAATTATTCCTAATATCTGATAAAAATAAATGAAGTTAATGAGGTTCCCCCAATTTGAAACTTCGTTTATTTTCAATATGAATTATTATAAAATTAAATTATAATTCTAAATATTTAGAGAATTATAAATTTAAAACTTGCTTTCAATTATTTTTAAAATTAGAATTATTGTTATTTTTAGAAAAATTATAAAATATTTTGTAAATCTTAAATTATCACATCTTCAAATAAATTATAAAAATTTCAAAATAATGTTTCAAAATATTATAATTTATTGTTATTTTTAGAGAAATTATAAACATTTCAGAAAAATTATAAAATAATTTGTAAATCTTAAATTATTACATCATCAAAGAAATTATACAAATTTTTAAAAAATAAAATAAACTACGTTCCTTTCCAAAATATTTTAATTTATGGTTTAAAAAATTTTATTTTAGATTTTTTCTAAAATTTTTATAATTTCTCTGAAAATAACAATAAATTAAGTTAACAAAGTTCTCAATTATTATTTATTTATCAAAAGTATTTATAATTTTTAAAATAAATAATTAATATTATTAATGTGTATAGTGTAATTAAAATATTTAATATAATATTCCTAAAATATTTTATAATTTATCTGAAAATAATAATAATAATAATAATAAATGATAATAAACATGTCAACGCATAATATAATAATATGCGCGTCTTTATTTGAAGAAAAATTAATTTAATCATTAAAATTTTTTAAATAAAAAAAATATTTTTTTAAATAAAGAAATAATAAACAAATTATTTTATTTTCAATAAAATAATAATCTACTTATATACTAATAAATATATCCAATATAATAATATTATTATATTCTTAATTTCAAATAAACTATAAAAATTTTTATATTTTTTGAAGCATTAAAAAGATAATTTTTTTAAAAAAAATATTTTTTTTAAAAAATATAGAACAATGTACTAGTTGTGTCCGCTGAATAGTTTATGCGCATTATATACCATAACACTGTTATGATTCCTGCGCATTAAATATACCATAATGTTGTCATAGTTTATAACATTTGCTTATTCAGGGGCGCTACCGCTTTACACACTTCAAAGCCTAAGTGCTGGGTTTTAAATTCAACCTGGAACCGTACTTTATATCCTGGAATTGGTGGTAGCTCAGGTAAATCACCTATTCGTCCATCACTATGAGCAAAACCGCACGATTGTCCGCGTTCACAGCGACGGGCTGAACCGAATAAATGCTTGCACGGAATAGTGTTGATATTTCCGTGGCTGAATGGGCAGTCTGGAACTGTACACATTCCCTGATCACGTACTCTAGTGCAGAACAGTTTTCCATCTCGGAGGGCATTGTATGCATCTAACGCACACTGCAAACGATGAAAGTAAGCAGCTTTCATGCAGCCGCAACCGCAGAATGGTTTACTAAACTTATCAGTAATTCTACATGTTCGTGTGTATGGCGCCCTGTCGAGAATTGTACGTCGGTTTGATACTATCTTTAGTGGCCAGTTTGGTAGAATGTTTTCTACTTGATCAATAATCTCTGGCGGTGGGGATGGTTGTTGATTAACTTCACCGTTTCTCGGTATCATAGAACCCTCAAACTCTTTGTCAGAGTCATCATATTCTGAGTCATCACCGGATTCTGAGTTGTGCTTGCACCTTAGATTTTCTTGTGCTTCTTGGTAATCAAGCAACTCATCACGAACTCTGGAAAGACGTATATCTAATATACGGAGTTCTGTTCCTCGGTCTTCTTCTTTCTGCTTAAGCCGGTTGGTTTCGGCTTTCTGACTTTCAAGACTCTCGTTGAGTGAACTTACTTGAGCCTGAAGCTGTTTGATTTCAGCTTCTTGATTGGTGTAGCTCGCGTTGAGTGAACTTACTTGAGTCTGAAGCTGTGTGTTTTTAGCTTCTTGATTGGCAAGACTTGCATTGAGTGAACTTACTTGAGTCTGAAGCTGTTTTATTTCTGCTTCTTGTTTGCCTTGCACATTGTCAAATGACTCGAGCTTTGTGTAAATCTCGCTAAATGTGTTAATGTGTGTTGTCAGTTCTTGAATCTGTTGTTTCAAGTCTGTAATCTCCTCTTCATGAACGGGCTTATGTTCATGTTCAACGATGATCTCTTCATGTATCTTGAACTGGTTTGGTGTCTCTTCTGTAGGCTGCAGTAGAGATTTGAAATACTCGGTGAACTGTTCCATCGTGGCAATTGCGTTATTCATCCGGGTACTTGTTTCATCCATTCTGGTAATCGCATCCTTCGTCATGATGCTTGAGTCTTCTCTCCTGGAAAATTCACTCCAGACAGCATACCGTATAATATTTGCCACCTCAGAAATAGGCACAAACTGCATCGTGCCTGCTTCCGGATGATTGACATGTTGTGCCACGGCAGGGGGGGGTACGGTGCCTTCTTCTTGCATGATTGAACCTGCACCGTCTTCCATTGCTGTACCAAGGCAATATGCGCTAGGTACCCTGTGTCTGCGCGTTCCCTTGTAATTGCCTGTAAAGACAATGTTAGCTCGGGCGCGCGTGAACCTTGAGCCAAAATGGCTACGGTAACATAGTATATAATAAAAAACAAATATTATAATATTTTATCATTTTTTATTATTTATAATGCAATTTAATAAATTATTACTATTTTTAGAAAATACTAAGTTCCAATAATTATAAAAAAAATATAATATTATAAACTTTGTTTATATTTTTTATAGGCATTTTATTAGAATAATGGAATATAAACATAGTTCCCAAAATTTATAATATCATTAGGAACTACGTTTATATGTCATCAATAATATAATGGAAACTTCGTTAACTTTGTTTATTTATTTTTTATAAAAAACACATTTATAAGATTTTTTTATAAATGGGCATGTTTATTATAACCTTATTGGAAATAAATGAAGATTCAACCATAAATAAATTGTGTTCCATATATGTTTATTATTAGTGCTATCTTAATTATTAAATTAGTTTTTATTTATTATTGATTTACGAGAACTTTGTTAACTTTGTTTATTACATAAATTATTAAAACCAATAAATAAAGTTTCTTTAAATAAAATACTAGAGAACTTCATTAATCACAATTATTTAAATTAGTATTTTGCAATTTTTAAATAAACTGATAATAAACAGTAAAAGAATCATAAGATAATATACACGTCTAAAATATAATTCTAGCAAACTATTCATAAATAAGTATCTTAGTAATTTTAATAATTAAGTATAAATTTAAAATATTTTAGATTTATAAATCTAAAATATTTTTTCTACAAAATAATTATTATTTATAAATTAAAAATATTATTCTAGTAATTTTTAATAATCAATTATTCATAAAATATTATTATAGCTATTTTAATTATTGTCTACTTATTTGAAAAATAGCAATATTCATAAATCTAAAATATTATTCTATAAACTAAAATATTTAGTCATTTTAAATAATTAATTATTATTTTATTGTTTATTATTAATTTCATATTACACAAATTATTAGTTTTATTAATAACTTTAATTATTTAAATATTATTAAAACTAAATTTTTTAAATAAATTAATGATAATAATAAATAAAATAAATGATAATAAACATGTATATTATTATTAATATTTGGAATAAGATTAATAATAGCTAATAATGTGAACATATAATAATAAACATGTCTAAATAAAAAAATATAAATTATGTTAGAAAAATCTTTAATTTATGTTATTTTCAATAAGGTAATAATAAATAATAATCTAACATATAATAATATATATGTCTATTTATAAATCTAAAAATATTATTCTTGTAATTTTAAATAATTATAAATTTAAAATAATTATTTTTTATAAATCTAAAATAGTATTTTAGCAATTATAAATAAATTAATTATTAGACATATTTATTATAAGTTTATATAAACATTACTAATAAACAAAAAAATAATTAAATAATAAGATAATAATTATAATTTATTGTAATAATCATGAATATTTTATTAATAGTATTATTACAATAATAATATACTAAACACTAATCCTAATAGATAATATTAAATTATTACTATTTTCAAAGAAATAATAAATAATTTATATTATTGTTATTTTTAGAGAAATTAAACTGCGTTCTAAAAATTTAAGAAAAAGTAAACTAAACTACATTCCGTTCTAAAAATATTTGTTAATATTTAATTATTGCATCCTCATATAAATTATAAAAACATTTAAAAAATAAAATAAACTACGTAGTTTAGTTTAATTATTCTGAACTTTTTAGAATGCAGTTTAATATCTTTGAAAATAACAATAAATAGAATTATAAAAGAAGTATATTTTAGATAACGGAAACAAGTTTTATAATTATTTTGTATTGGGAACTTCGTTTATTATATTTTATTGGGAACTTCGTTCGTTAACTTCGTTTATCAATTATTATTATTATTTTTTAATAATATTAAACAGTAATCCGAACAGATGATACTAAACATGCCCTAATATTATTGTTATTTTAATAGAAATTAAACTGCGTTCCAAAAATTTCAGAAAAATTAATTTTTTAAACCATAAATTAATAATAAACAAAAAAATAATTTAATAATTAAGACGGTCCTAATTATAAATTATAATAATAAACATATATAGGAAGTCAATTTATTTATAGTTTTATTTTTCAATAAAGTTATAATAAACGTTAATCATAACATAAGATAATAAACGTGTTTATTCATAAATCTAAAATATTATTTTGTAAAATTAAATAATTAATTATTTATAAATTTAAATATTTTCTCTAAACTAATTATTATTTATAAATCTAAAATATTATTCTAGTATTATTAAATAATTATGTTCTACAACTTTGAAAATAGCAATACTTATTCATAAATCTAAAATATTATTATGTAAACTAAAATAATTATTATTTATAAATTTAAAATATTTAGTAATTTTTAATAATTAATTAATTATTTATCTAAAATAGTATTATGCAAACTATTATTTATAAATCATAATATATTCCCGGCAAACTAAAATAATTATAACCTTATTTTTTGTTTATTATTAATTTTTATATTACACAAATTATTAGTTTTAATAATAACTTTATTGTTATTTTCAGAAAAATTATAAAATATTTGAAAAAAATATGAAATTAATTTAAATCTTAAATTAATTTCATATTTTATAATTTTTCTAAAAATAGCAATAATTATTTAAATTTATAATTTTTAAATAAATTGATAATAAACATATCTATTAATTATTATTAATATTTTGAATAAAGTTAATAATAATCAATAAAGCAAACAAATGATAATAAACAGTTCAAATAAAAAAATATAAATTATAATAATAAACAAAAAACTTTAATTTATATAATTTACAATAAGGTATAATAATCTTACCAGATAATAATAATTATTTATAAATCTAACATATTATCCTATTAATTTTAAATAATCAATTAATTATAAATTTAAAATATTATCCTAGTAAACTAAAATAATTATTTTTTATAAATCTAGTATTCTAGCAATTTTAAATAATTAATTATTGGACATATTTATTATCAGTTTATATAAAAATATAATAAATAATTTATAAATCTCAAATTAAAATATTTTGAAACATAGTTTATTTATTTTAGTTTATCTGAAGATATGATTAAGATTTAAAAATTATTTTTATGTAATTTTTGGAACGCAGTTTAATTTCTCTGAAAATAACAATAAATAATAATTATAATTTATTGTAATAAACATGAAGATTTTATTACAATAAAAATATTTTAAACACTAATCATATTATAATATAATAAATATGTCTATATTTTCCAAATATTAATTTATTGCTATTTTTAAAGAAAATATAAAATAATTCATAATTAATAGAATTACATTGAGAAGTATATTTTAGATAATATTCATAACTTTTTTAATGTATGCATTAAAATGTCATTATTATTCTTAATATAAGAAAAATTAAACTCTTAAGTTTTTATAATTTATCTGAAAATAGAATATGAATTTTAAAAAATAATATTTTTTTTAAAAAAAAATTTTTTCAAAAAATTAGTAAACGCGTATCATTGCTTCCTTCTCCTGGTAGTTCCTGAACAGTCAGGGGAGTTCTTTGAGGAACTCAAAAATTCTTCATGTTGATGTTTTTGAATTTCTTTACCTGTTTTGTCAATCCTCGAATATGCACGGCGCAAATTTTCTTTAACAGGTTTATCTTTTCTTCGTGTGAGTGTATGACCTTTTCAAGTGAAGAAGCATAACTCTCAAGGAGAGAGCATTTCTTTGTTACGCGGTCTAGTTTCTTTTGAATGGAACCTATCTTCGCTTCACAATTTGTGACTGCTTCCAGTAAGTGGTAAAACCTGTTGGTTGCGTTCTTCTCAAACTGGCAAAATCTTTCGTTCCACTCTTCTCGGTCTTTGTTTGAGTTTATCTCTGATTGTTTAAGCAACTCAAATAGTAAATTTATCTTATCATGGTGACCCTCTACTTCTTCGGTGAGATCCTTAATATTCTGAGGGACGTCAGGTTCGCTTTCTTCCTCTTCTGATCCATGGTCGCTTTCATCTTCATGAATGCTGTTTTCTTCATCAGTAACGCTTTTGTCTTCTTCGTCGAGATTGGGCACTCCCTCTTCTGATCCAAGGTCACTTTTATCTTCATGGATGCTGTTTTCTTCATCAGTAACGCTTAGAATGTCTTCTTTGTCGGGATTGTGCTTTTCCTCTTCTTTAGGGTTGTTCTCAAAATAATTTTTTCCGTATGCTGCCAGATTGACAGCATAATTTATTGCCTGCATCTGTGCCAGCAAGTTCTTGCTGTATTTCAGCTTTGATAACACCTCACTATCATAGTTATTGAGCGAATGCAAACCGATACTAGTGTCTTCATAATGGCGTTTCATTTGTTTCAAGTCCTCCTCAGATATGTAGATGTACGGCATCTTGCAGTACTGAGGCAATATGCCACTAGTACGCCTTGCAAACGCGTATTCCCTAGTAATTATCTGCCTGTGGTGCAGACAATGTTATCACGGGACAACACGAAAATCTTGAGCCAAAATGGCTACGGTAACATTTATATTATAAAAGAAACAATAAAAAAATAATTTATCATTTTTTTATTTCACTAAATAACATAATAAAAATATTTTATCATATTTTATTATATTATGTATATTTGGAACTTCGTTTATTTTCAATAAAATTATTTATATTTTCAAAAATATTATTAATATTTTTAATAATGTTATAATAAATATATAATTATAGAAATGTTTATTATTATCTGTTATAATTAATGTTTATTATAACTTTATTGAAAATAAACGAAGTTCCAAATATAAATAAATTATGTTTTCTATATTGTTTATAGCAAGCATTATATTTTTTTATTATTACATAAATTATTAATTTTAATAACTTTAATTATTTATAAAAATATATTTATTATGATTAGTATTTATTATATTTTTATTGAAAATAAATAAAGCTTAATAAATTGTGATTATTATATATATTTTATAATAAGTTATGATTATTATCTTTTATTCAATTATTTAAATAAAATAATAAGAACCTATAATATTTAAATTATTTATTTTAAATTTATAATAAACATGTTCAATATTAAATATTTTTGATTTCATAATTATAATAATATATATAAATTAAATAATAATAAAAATGAATAAGCCTATATATGTATGAGTCTATATATAAATGTTATTTATTAAATATATTATATGAATATGAATTCTAATAATGGATTTGTATATATTAGACAACATATATATTATGATAATGATAAAATATGTAAATTAGATAAATCTAAAAATATTTATGATAGAGATAATAATTATGCTACTAGTGAATATAGACGAGGTAAATTTAGTTTAGTTATAGAAATATCAAATAATCAACAATTTGATGATACATATGTTGAAAAATTATTACAAAGATATTTTAAAAATTATCACTAAAAAAGATGGCGGTAGAGAATTTTATCAAAATACAATAATTAATGAAATAGTACCTTTTTTGTCTAATACTTCAATTAAGTTTAAAGTATTATCAGACAAAGAAATTAATAATTTAATTCATCAAGAAAGAATTAGAAAATTTAAAGATTTACTTAAACAATTTTTTCATAATAGACAATTAAAAGAAAATAGAATGCGTAATAAATTACAAGAACTTTATTTTATTGAAATTATTAATAATTTAAATATAGGGTATGTTTAGTATCATCTGTTTCATTTGTTGTTTAGATCACTTTATTTAAAAAATTAAAAAAAAAATATTTTTTTAATTTTTTAAATATTTTTTTATGGGCATGTTTAGTATCATCTGTTCGGATTACTGTTTAGTATTAATCTTATTGAAACATAATAATAATTAATAAACGAAGTTAACAAAGCCTGCTTTAGTTATTTTATTCTATTATAATTATTTTATATTAGGAACCTCGTTAACTTCATTATTATTTTTTATTGAGAACTTTGTTTATTAATTATTATTATTATTATTTTTCAATAAGATTAATACTAAACAGTAATCCAAACAGATGATACTAAACATGCCCTTTTTTAAATTATTATTTATTTGTGTGTTTCATGATTTTTGCATCATGAATGGAACCTTTATAAACATTTATATAATATGGCGCGCAGTTTTTATCTATAATAACACTTATTTTATTGCTATTTTCAGAAAAATTATAAAATATTTTAATTTAAGATTTAAATTAATTTCATATTTTTTTCAAAAATTTTATAATTTCTCTGAAAATAACAATAATTGATTTTGAAACTTTGTTTACATTGTGTATTTTTTATTTTATTATTGATCTTTGGATATCCAAAATCAAGTTTACCAGAAAAATTATGTATATTAGTAGAGTCTATAAAAAAATTATTATATTGGGATCTTTTATTATTTACGTTTATATTGTTTTAGTAAAGCTTTGCTTCCAATGTTATATGCTTTTTCAAAAACACCTAATAATATCCATTTATTATATTTTTTTCTTACTAAATCCAAATTAATATTTACTAGTTCACTTAAGCTGGTCCATGATAAACCTGTACGTGTAATGTTATATATGTGGTTTAAATAAAAAGAATATTCATATTTATTTTCATATTTATTAGGGCGTCCTTTTGATTTTATATATGGATCTACATTATTTAATATAGACATAACAATTTTTTTATAAATTTTACTTATATTTATTTTTCATAATTATAATAATTTATATATTTATATTTTTATAAATATATAAATTATCAATTTAATAAGAACACTACAACATACCAAAATGAATATGCCTAATAGTTCCTCAGTCTAATAATTATTTTAAAATTGTCTAATAAATATTACTTTTTGAATATTATATTTAAATATTTATATATATGTTTAAAAATGTTAACTTATATTTGTTTTTATATTAGTTATAATATTATCAGCTTCATAATTTACAATATAACTTAAATAATCATTTATAATAAACTTTTATAAGTATTATTATAAAAATTTTTATATCAAAATTATAATTATTTTTGTATGAGTTGCCTGTTTAATATTATGTAATAGGTTGGTTTATAATTATTAATATTAATTATTTATCTATTATAACTTTTAATTATTATCATATTTATATAAAATATATAATTTAAAAAAATTATATGTACGGGAAACTGTGTTTGATGTTCTATAAGCATCATCATTAATTATATTTAATCATTTTAATTTATTATTATTTTTTTTAAATTTTTGACTATTAATGATGTTATAATGTATTTGTATAAAATAAAATCATTAATTTTTATATTTTTTCTAAATACATAAATAATAATAATTAGATATTGCACAATTTAATAGTTTTTGGTGTAATATATATTTATATTTTATATTAATGCCGCTTTTAATTTTAAATATTTATGTTTGTATTTTATATATTTTTCGTAATCTTTATCTATATTATTTTTATTTAACTCATTTATTTTTTTTATACTTTTGTTGTTTGTTAATAGTTGTTTTCGGTGTGTTGGTTGCGATAGTTGTAAATCATTAGTTGCAGTTTTTAAATTTAATTTTTGTGACAATATTGAACCAGCTGTTAATACTTCTAATTTATTTTCTAATTTCTTTAATGTATCATTGAAAGATTCATTTCCTTCTACATTAGTTGGAAAGGGGTATTTTTTATAACTACTTGGAGCTAGAGCAGCTAAATAATTATTTTTAGAGCATGAAATATAAATAGAATTTGTTGACGCTTTTAAAGGATACATAGAACCAATCACAGATAATTCATTGTTTGTTTCTATAATATTTATGAATGAATTTATAAATTCTGTCTTCCTATTTATATCTGTAGAAGTTATTAACGTATTATATAGGTTTATCTCAAAATCCTTAAGTATATCAAAATCATTTTGTTCATCAATCTTATTTTTATAATATTTATAATTTTTACACTTACAAATTATATAATTAATTAAAGAATATAAAATATTTATTATTAGGGTTGTTAATTCTGTCACTTTAACCGTAGACTTCTGAAATGATATTGTAGATAACTTTTTATTAAAATAGATAATATCAGTTATATCAATATATGGTGGATAAGGTGGATTATTCAGTAAAATACTATCAGACATATTTACTATATTTAATATATTAAATATAGCATACTTCATTCTGTCTTTTAAAAAACCATTTATTGACTTCATAATTTCTTCATCCTCACCAAAATCATCGGTACTGTCTTTATATGTATCATGATTAGAAATTGAAGAATACTCAAAGAACTCCATATCTCCACAAGTAGCACGATTAATTATTTTATCATAACCATATGATGTAGCTAGTCTTTTTTTAAATTGAATTAAAGTATTATTAATTTTTTTTCCTTCTTTTGATCGTAGTTCACATTCTTCAGTTATTAGAACATATTGTTTAAATTTCAGATTAAAATCAGTTAACTTTTCTTTTTTAATAGCTTCTTTTTCCTTTTCCTCCTTTTTTAATTTTATTATGGTATTACATATTTCTATTATACTATTAATAGGATCTATTACTAATTGTGTATAATGCCGCTTTGTATCACTACGAATTTTACTATTAAATAATGTGGCTCTATCATATTTTTCATCCTTGTTAATTGATGAAATTTCCGCATTTATATTTACATATGGAAATGGATTATAGTATAATTTGGATGTCCTATAATCAGCTGTATCTGATTTTATACCAATAGAATATATTCTGGGATACTTTAACCATTCCTGAGTTGTCTGAATTATATAATATATAACATCAAGTATATGTGAGTTTAAATTATTTAAATATTGGGTTAAGCTTTCTTTCATCATTATTATATCTGTTTCTGATAGTTGATGTATGTCTGGTTTTAATATGCTAATTAAACTATAATTTATATTAGGTAACTCTTCAATCATACTTAGATCGTGAGATATTTTTTCAGGTTTGAAAATTAATAATTCTACGGTTTTTACGAGATTTTCCGTTTTTATAAGTTTGTTTTTAGAATCAACTGCAATAGATTGTATATTATTATTTCTAAAATTAATAATCATAAAAAGATTCTGCGGTACAGAACTATTACTATACCATTTTTTCCCCAGTTTATTCAATATATTCGTATCATTTTCTATTTTAATTAACATATCATTATCGAGGGGAGTGTGATCCCAATAAAACTCATAAAAATTTTTAGTAGTAGGATTCACTGGATCTGTTACATACGCATTACGGGATATTACTTGTCCTGTTTTAGTAAAATATTCATATAATTTATTGTATTCTTTTATAGCCTCATCCATGGGTGAGGAGGCTGTTGTGGGTGATTTTGTTTCATGTGTATGAAAAACTCCTATGCCATCCATAATTTTATATATACGTTTTTCGTCTTCGTTACTGGCCGAAACTATCTGGGTATATTTTTTTTCAAAAATCGTATCTATAGTTTTCATTTTTTCTTGTATGTATTGACTATTCTCATCACTCGGATCAAATTTTTTATGAGATATATATAAATCTAATAATTTCATTTTTGTTTGACTTGTTTCACATAAAAACATATTTTCTCTACCTGCTAAATCTAATAACACTAATTGTACCATTTGATTTTCATCATCCTCGTTGCGTATATAGTTTATTTCTAAATATATTATTAGGTGGCTTCTAGAACTAGCAGGATTAAATAATGTTAAAGCAGATTTACGTTTATTATTCATAATATCAATTATACTGCTTAAAATATTTTCAATATCCAGTAGTTTATTTATTTTGTCCTTACTAATTGTGTCGTATTGTACTGTATAGTTATTGTCCGGGTTATATTCAGAATAAATTTCATCAGCCTTTCCTTCAGTTATTTCTAGTCCATTTTTTGCTAAGTTCATTAACTTCTTAAGAAAATAATATAAAACACCATAAACAGGTTTATTCTTTTCATCTTTACGATATAATGTAAAACTAGTTTTGCCAGCACCTGTTAAACCATTATTAATTATACAGATTGGTTTATCTATATGTTTTATTAAGTTCTCTACTAAATCTATTGCCGATTGTGTGTGTACATTACTATAGATATAATCATAAAAATCATATAAATGCATATAGGTTTTTGTGTGCTGTGAATTGTCTAGTTGGTCCACTCTATCTTGAGTGGTTTGATTAATTAAATCTGTCGTCAGCCATGAATATTTATCAAAATCGCCAGTAAATGATAGTGTCTGTGTATCACTACATTGATAAATATATAATTGATTTTCATATTTAATAAACATATATTTTTTGTTATCATCATCATATCTAAATATAACATCATTGTTAGTAGTTTTGTTTTTCCATTCTATTGCTGATGTATATAGTTTATTTTCTTTATCTTGTTCTAGTTGTTTAGTTATATTAACAAATTTTATATTAGTAGGAATTAATGGATACGGATAATCGTAATATTTTATTTCTAAAGTTGTTCCTGGGGGGTCATAACGAAAACGTGGATTTTCGATTATTGTGTCTTTGCGCAGATATATATGATAATATAATTGTTTTTTATTTTCAAAAGAATTATTATAAATACTCTCAATTATGTTCTGTATATCTAACCGGTTAACCATATTTATATATGTATATTTAAATTTTAATAATTTACATTTTAATTTACACCATAATTCGAAACAACATATTAATTGAACCTTAGTTAAGGTATCCTGTTTATATATAAAAAATTCTGTTGATATTAAATATTTAACTAAGTCATATATAAACAAATTATACATGGGGACAAAATTTTCTTGTGATTTGTCAGATTTTTTAAACTTACTAGGTAATTGTAATGTTTCTACTAATTTTATTGGTGTTGTTAAATAAAAAAAATTATAATAATAATAATTAGTAATTTTATCTTCATCTTTATCATCATCAGCAGATACGTAACTAGAGTTTTCGTCTTTTGTAAATTCTAAATAATAATTTGGTGTATTTCTAAGTTTAGTTATAAAATCTTTTAATAATAATTCATTAGTCATAATATATAATAATTGTTTCCATATTTTAGTACTTATAAGGCTTAAATCTTCATATATAATTAAAAATTCCTTATAAAATAATTGTATATATTGAGTAACTAGGACATCATTTTTTAATGTATTTGGATTTATTGGTAATTTAATATAACTACAATATTTAACAAGATACTCTAAATACTTAATTGTACTGTTTATAAAACTTTCAATGGGTTTGTCAGACATTGGTAATAGTGTTTGATACTTATTTATTATACCTATTAAATATATTGAATTAAATAGATTATTTAAACTTTGACATTTTTCATCTGTGCATACAGAAGTATTTACTACTTCAACGGTATCACTTATATAGGAACTTTTTAATAACCCTAGTATTTCATCATATTTTGATTTACTTTCAGTATAGATACAATAAAATTTAATAAATTCGTCTTTAATCTTTCCCTTTTCTTCATTATCTGTAAAATTAGATGTTATATTATTTATTTTATTTTTATTATATTTGTCTACATTCTCTTTAATTTCTTCTTGCATTTTTGTAAGGTTTATTTCTTCAGTCATATATATATATATATATATATATTTATAATCTAAAATAAAATTATTGGGTATGTTTAGTATCATTTGTTTCATTTATTGTTTAGTATCACTATTTAAAAAATGAGTATGTTTAGTATCATCTGTTTCATTTGTTGTTTAGTATCACTTTATTTAAAAAATTAAAAAAAATATTTTTTAATTTTTTAAATATTTTTTTATGGGCATGTTTAATATCATCTGTTCAGATTACTGTTTAGTATTAATCTTAATGAAACATAATAATAATTAATAAACGAAGTTAACAAAGCCAGCTTTAGTTATTTTATTCTATTATAATTATGGGTATGTTTAGTATCATCTGTTAGGATTACTGTTTAGTATTAACCTTATTGAAAAATAATAAAATAATTAATATAATGGGCATGTGTAGTATCATCTGTTTGGATTACTGTTTAGTATTAATCTTATTGGAAAATAATAATAACTAAAGCTTGCTTTGTTAACTTTGTTTATTAATTATTATTATGTTTCAATAAGATTAATACTAAACAGTAATCCGAACAGATGATACGAAACATGCCCATAAAAAAATATTTAAAAAATTAAAAAATATTTTTTTAATTTTTTAAATAAAGTGATACTAAACAACAAATGAAACATATGATACTAAACATACCCATTATTAATATTTTTAATAATGTTATAATAAATATATAATTATAGAAACGTTTATTATTATCTGTTATAATTAATGTTTAATTTTATTGAAAATAAACGAAGTTCCAAGTATAAATAAATTATGTTTTCTATATATAATTATTAAAATGGAACTTTGTTTATTTTTTTTATTATTACATAAATTATTAATTTTAATAACTTTAATTATTTATGAAACATATTTATTATTATTTATTATGATTAGTATTTATTATATTTTTATTGAAAATAAATAAAGCTTAATAAATTGTGATTATTATATATATTTTATAATAAGTTATGATTATTAACTTTTATACAATTATTTAAATAAAATAATAAGAACCTATAATATTTAAATTATTAATTTTAAACTTATAATAAACATGTTCAATATTAAATATTTTTGATTTCATAATTATAATAATATATATAAATTATATAATAATAAAAATGAATAAGCCTATATATTTATCAGTCTATATATAAATGTTATTTATTAAATATATTATATGAATATGAATTCTAATAATGGATTTATATATATTAGACAACATATATATTATGATAATGATAAAATATATAAATTAGGTAAATCTAAAAATATTTATGATAGAGATAATAATTATGCTACTAGTGAATATAGACGAGGTAAATTTAGTTTAGTTATAGAAATATTAAATAATCAACAATTTGATGATACATATGTTGAAAAATTATTACAAAGATATTTTAAAAATTATCACTCTAAAAAAGATGGCGGTAGTGAATTTTATCAAAATAAAATAATTAATGAAATAGTACCTTTTTTGTCTAATACTTCAATTAAGTTTAAAGTATTATCAGATGAAGAAATTAATAATTTAATTTATCAAGAAAGAATTAAAAAATTAAAAGATTTACTTAAACAATTTTTTCATAATAGACAATTAAAAGAAAATAGAATGCGTAATAAATTACAAGAACTTTATCTTATTGAAATTATTAATAATTTAAATATATATAAAAAAGTATTTTTAAAAGCACCCACCGGATTTGGTAAAACTCATATATATTACAAAACTATATTACGAATGAAATTTAATAAAATATTAATTTTAACTCCGAGAATTTTATTAAATCAACAAATAGTTGAAGATAAATATATATCTTATATCAAAAATGATAATTATAAAATTATTCATTTTAGTGATTTATATAATTTAAATAAAGAAAAAAAAATAAAAAAGTATTCAACCAATAATACAAAAATTATTATAACATGTTGTTATCAAAGTTGTAATAGATTATTAGAATATATTAAAAGTTCCAATTTTTTATTTGATTTGATTATTTTTGATGAAGCACATTTTATTACATCTTGGGCAGATACAGAAAATATATCAGAATTTTTAACTAATAATAATATTTGTAATTATAGATTATTTGGATCAGCAACTCCTACAGATGATATTGAAGGAAATACATTATTATATGGTAAAATTATTGAAAAAGTAAAAGTTCATGAATTAATTAATAAAGAATTATTATGTAATATTGAAACAATTGTTAAACAATTAAATGAGAAAAAAGCAGAATATCATAATTTGAAAGACTTAATAGTTGAATCAATGACTAAATATAATAAAAAAAAAGGAATTATATATGTGAATAATTCTGATAATGCTAAAAATTTATATAATTTATTAAAAACACAAAATATAATAAATGTATATATTTTTATTTCTAAAAATATAGAAGTAGAAAATGATAGTGATACAAATATAAAAACATTTGAAGAAGATAAAAAACAATGTATTATTATATGTATTGGTAAAATTGGATATGGTTATGATAATGATTTTATTGATTTTATTTGTTTGGGTGATCCTAGACATTCTGATATTGACATAAGACAAATTATTGGTAGAGGTTTAAGATGGAAAAAAGATGTATACCCAAATAAATTATTACATTTATTAGTTCCATTATATAGAGATGAATTTGGAAATTGTTCTAAAAATGAACATCTAAAAAAATATTTAGATTATATAATTAGTGAATGTGGTAAAGATATTATATTTAAAAGTAATGGAAATGCAATAATTGGTAATGGAACACAAAATCTAAATGAAGGGGATAATTATGATGGTGAAAAAATACCAATTGAAATATTAAATGAATATTGTACTACTGGTTATAATAAATATACTGATTTTTTAAAATTTTTGAAAAGTAATAAAATATATGATGAAATATCATATAATAAATTAAAAGAAACACAGAATTGGTTAGTATCATTAGGCGATATTAAAAAAAAGTATCCTAAATTTTGTATAAGACATATTCATCCTAATAATATGGATTATTATTGGAATAAAAAAGAAGCATTAGAAGCAATAATAATTACAAGAGATTTATTAATTAAAAAAATAGGTAGATATAATTATTCAGAATTAACTGATGACCAACTTATAAAAAAATTTAATTTAATAGATAATAAAATCCCTAATATAGATATTGATTTATATTATCCAACTATTTTATAATTTAGTTTTTATTTTATTTATTTTTTTCATATTTAATTGATTCACTTTCTAAATATTCTAAAAATTTATTTGAATCATTATTTAGAATATTATCAATATCATTTTCCCATCTTTTAATGATTTCTTCCATTTCATTAATTTTTTCAATACATTTATTTTGTTGGTTAATTGATGGTATTTGAATTTTCATACGATTAAAATTCTTTAAATCTAATGAAAGATTACAAGCTCCTTTATAATAATTTTCTTTTATATGATTACTTAAATTTTTTATAAAATATTTATAGAATTTTAGATTAATTTTATTTTTGTAAGAATCAATTGGCATTGCTCTGTACATTAAATCAGTATTTATACATTTAATATTATAATCACAATATGTAATTGGTAATTGTCTTCCTGGTGCATGATTATAAGGTATGAATAATCCACCTAAATAATAATCATCTATATTTATATTTCTCCAATCATTTTCTGATAATGTATGTAAAACTAATTTAACATCACCATTTTCATCTTCTTCAATTTTTGAACTTTGTAATTTACCTTTTTTTAATGTAAAAACTTCACCAAATGCTTCCCATTGTGTTTCTGATTTTCTATTTTCTATTTCAATAGTCCATTCAATAAATGTCTCAATATCTTGTTTCATACTATCAACTATTAGTTTCATATATTTTACTTTATTATTTGATGAATCTAATTTAGTTACTAATTTAGTTTGAATTTCTAATGGAGGTATTGGGATTTTCATACGATTAAAATTTTTTTGGTCTAATGAAAGATTGCAAGCCCCTTTTTGATATGTCTCTTCTATATGGTCATTAATAGATTTTAAAAAATAATACACATATTTTTTATTAATTTTATTTTTAAATGTATCATTTAAAATCATTAATGCCATTAAATCAGAATAATTACACTCACCAACAAAATATTTAATAGGTCTTTTATTACCATTTCCATTTGGTGATATAAATATATTTTCACCATCTATATAGGATAATTCACATTTTTTTACTTTCTTGAAATTTTCATCTTTTGCACCTGTAAGAAATGTAATACTATCTTCTTCATCTACTTCTTCAATTTTTGAACTTTGTAATTTACCTTTTTCTAATGTAAAAACTTTACCAAATTCAACCCATTCAAAATTATTTATGTTTTTACTCAATTCAAAAATTAAACTATCATTTAAATAATCTGAATGATACCATGATATATTTGGTTCTTTTCTGATATCATTAATTGAAATAGTAGTAATTTTTTCAATACTATCACATTCTTGATTAATCCTTACAAAATTAATATTTTCAGTTCCTTTTTTATTTTTTTCATAAATCATTACACAAGTTTTTATACTTGTATGTGTAAATATACCTCCAGGAACTAATATAATATCTGTTATATTTATTGTTTTTATAAAATGTGTTCTTGTTTTAGAAAATGAATTACCAGAAAAGAATTCACCATATGGTAATACAATTATACACATACCGTTATCTTCTAATTTATATGTATCTAATTCTAAAAATTGTATAGGTGGATCATCTTTTTTCAATTCATAAATATCATTTATATCAATATTATTATTAGTAGTATATTCATCATTCTTAAAATTTTTTTCTATTTGGTCAAATTTAATTTGTTTCTTTGAATTAAAAGGTGGATTTGTTAATATTAAATTATGTTTATTTTTATTAACATGAGTTAAACTACTATTACATTGAATATCATCAGGAAATTTATGTAATGTTAAAATTATATTCATTAAACTATATTGAAATGTTTCTGATTCAACTTCGCCACCAGATAAATTTAATCTATTTTTAAAATCATTATTAAACATATTATATCCAGATACTAACCATCCTGCAGTTCCCATACAAGGATCACAAATATTAATTTTATCTTTTTTATTAATTTTAGAAAATAATTCATTAATTCTTTCTTTTTTATATGATAAAATTAATTTCATTAATTTTCTTGGTGTAAAATATTGTCCTAATTCTTTTGAATCATTTTTTACATACTTATTTAACATATGTTCATAAATTTCTCCTATTACATCTTCGTTATCAGTAAAATCATTAAAATTAATTTTATTTATAACATCATTAATTAATGTTTGAATTGTTGATGCTTCTCTAATTTTTATAAAATTAGTTTCATTATAAATCATTTTAGTAATTGGATGTCTTTTTAATATTTCTCCCATCTGTTTAATTGCATCTACATTTATATCATGTCTGATTGTTTTTAATGGTTGACATGTTAATGTTGATAAATCTTTAAAATATCCTAATATTTTATCTAAATGTTCATCATCATCATATTTTTCAAGATAATATATTTTATTTAGTAAATCTATTTTACCTTCTTCAGTTGTATCAGATAAATATGGTTGAATTAATTTTAAAAATAATAAACTCATAATTATTTGTAATGCTTTTTGACCTACAATATTTTCTGCTTGAAATAATATATTATGTGCTTTATCTATCATTTTTAAAATTGGTTTTATATTTTTTTCATTATTATTATATTCTAATTGAAAAACTTTTTTATTATCTGGTAATCTTAAATATGAATAATCAGTTTTACTTTGGTCTTCTTTTTTTATAATTTTCTTTTTTGTAGATTTAACTTCTTCATTACAACTAGAAGATGATATAATAATATTATTATTTTCTTCTTTTATTATTTTAGATACTTCTTTAGAAACAGCCTCATTTATTACATTTTTAGGCGATGTATTAGTACATGAAATCTTCTTATTGACATGTCTATCATAATGACTTTTTTTATCAAATTCCATTTTACAATCCTGGCATATATAATTCGTTCCCATTTAATTATATATGTAATATATCATTAAATAATTTATAAATCATTTTTTTTATTTTTACTGAATTATGTTTAATTAATTGATTAATTTAAATTAAAAAATATATCTAATATTAACATTTATTGATAAATTAAAAATAATTTACATCTGATAAAGTCATAACAAAATTAATAATTTTAGATTAATGCAAGTTATTAGTGATAGAATAATATAATAATTAGTTAATAAATTATTATATATAATTCTATATAAACTTTTGTATTAAAATTATTAAAATTATTAAAATTATTAAAATTATTAAAATTATTAAAATTATTAAAAATTATTAAAAATTATAGAAGATATATTTAGTATATTAAAACTAATTAAGAATTACAAAAACTAAAAAATATGTAGTTAGATAATTAAAAACTTTATAATTTATTTAACATTATGAATCAAACATAATTTTAAATTTTTCTTAAAATCGTAATAAAGAAATATATTAATAATATATTAATGCACAATGAAATAATAGTAGATAACAATTATAATATGTCATATGTATCGTCATTTAATGAAATTGAAACTAACGAAATAGAAAATAATATACAACAACATATTATGAAACTAGAAGAACTTTATGAACAAATAAAGGATGAATTTAATAATTGTAAAAATATATTATATAATAATGAAGATAAAATATTAAAAATAACGAAATTCCACAAAAAACATATTTATAATTATCAAATTATTATGATATTTGTTTTTATTTTATTTGTATTAAATATAGAAATAACATTTATAGAAAATAAACGAGTTCTAAAATTAAATAAAAAAAATAATTCACCTTTAATACATGGATTATACCATAACATTACAAACTTAGAAAATAATTATGAACAATTTAATAAAAATAATTTACAACCTTTATATATATCATCCTTATATAATAAAATTATAAATATTGAACAAAGCCATGAACAACTATTGCAACACCAAATAAAATTTAATAAAATTTCTAATAATAAATTACAACAATTACAATATTATATAAATTATAATGAAGAAATAAATAAAAAAATTAATACATATGAAAATATACAAAATGATATTACAAATAAATTACAACAATTACAATATTATATAAATTATATTAATGAAAAAATAAATACATATGAAAGTATACAAAATGATATTACAAATAAATTACAACAATTACAATATTATATTAATGAAGAAATAAATAACAAAATTAATACATATCAAAATATACAAAATAATATTACAAATAAATTACAAAATAAATTTAAATTACATGAATTAGAAAATAATATTAAATTAAATAATTATAAAAATATTTTACAAAATCAAATTATATATTATAGTATATACTTTAATAATCAAATTAATGATTTAAAAAATAAACATAGTTCTATATAATAAGATTATTTCAGAACTAAATAATTTACAAATAAAATTTGATAATATATATAACTAAATTTGAATGTTTATTATTATATGTTTCATTGTTTATTATCAGTTTATTTAAAAATTAAAAACTAATAATTTATTGTTATTTTTAGAGAAATTATTTAAGATTTAAAAATTTTTTATAATTTTCTGTAAGTTTTGAGAACTTCGTTAATGCAGTTTAATTTCTCTGAAAATAACAATAATAGAACTAATTATTGCCGCCGCGGTGGATTCATCAAAAATAATTAATTATTTTATTGTTATTTTCAGAGAAATTATAAAATATTTGTAAAAAATATTTTGGAACGGAACGAATCATAGTTTAATTTTTCTGAAAATAACAATAATTTAAAATAAATAATAAATAAACGAAGTTCCCTAATTAATGTAATATTTAAAAGCTTTAAATTATAAATAAAGTTAATGAAGTTCCCAAATATAATAATAACAATAATAGAATTAATTATTGCCGCCGTGGTAGATTCATCAAATATAATTAATTATTTTAATTAAAAATAAATAATAAATAAACGAAGTTTTCTAATTAAAGTAATATTTAAAAGCTTTAAATTATAAACAAAGTTAACGAAGTTCCAAAATATAATAATAACAATAATAGAACTAATTATTGCCGCCGCGGTGAATTCATCAAAAATAATTAATTATTTTATTGTTATTTTTATAAAAATTATAAAATTTTTGGAAAAAATATTAAATTAATTTATAAATCTTAAATTATTTGCATCATCATAGAAATTATACAAATTTAAAAAAAATAAAATAAACTACGTAGTTTAGTTTAATTTTTCTGAAATTTTTATAATTTCTCTAAAAATAACAATAAAAAACAAATAATAAATAAACGAAGTTTTCTAATTAAAGTAATATTTAAAAGCTTAAAATTACATAAAAATAATAATAACTATTAATAGAACTAATTATTTGTGCGTGGTAGATTCATCAAAAATAATTAATTATTTTAATTAAAAACAAATAATAAATAAACAAAGTTCTCGAATTAAAGTAATATTTAAAAGCTTTAAATTATATGAATATAATAATAACAATAATAGAACTAATTATTGCAGCCGCGGTAGGAATCATCAAAAATAATTAATTATTTTAGTTAAAAACAAATAATAAATAAACGAAGTTCTCTAATTAAAGTAATATTTAAAAGCTTTAAATTATAAACAAAGTTAACGAAGTTCCCAAATATAATAATAACAATAATAGAACTAATTATTGCCGCCGCGGTAGATTCATCAAAAATAATTATTCTCGATTTCAGAGAAATTATAAAAATTTCAGAAAAATTATAAAATATTTTAATTTACAGTTTAAAAAAGAAATTTTGTTTATTTTATAATTTCTCTGAAAATAGCAATAATTATTTTAATTAAAAATAAATAATAAATAAACGAAGTTATCTAATTAAAGTAATATTTAAAAGCTTTAAATTACATAAAAATAATAATAACTATTAATAGAACTAATTATTGCGGCGTGGTGGATTTATCAAAAATAATATTTTATTGCTATTTTCAGAGAAATTATAAAATTTTGGGAAAAACTATAAAAAAAAATTTAAATCATAAATTAAAATATTTTATAATTTTTCTGAAATTTTTATAAATTCTTTGAAAACAAGAATAATTATTATTATTATTTTTCAATAAGGTTAATACTAAACAGTAATCCTAACAGATGATACTAAACATACCCATAATAAAATAAAATAAATAAAGCTTGCCTCCTTAAACAAAAACAAGTTTTATAATTATTTTTTATTGGGAACTTCATTAACTTTGTTTATTATTTTTTATTGGGAACTTCATTAACTTTGTTTATTATTTTTTATTGGGAACTTCATTAACTTTGTTTATTAATTATTATTATTATTTTTTCAATAAGGTTAATACTAAACAGTAATCCGACCAGATTATATTAAACATGCCTAATTTTTAATAATGGACATGTTTATTATCTTTAGTTTCCATTAATGTTTATTATCAGTTTATTTAAAAATTAAAACTAATAATTGAAATTAACGAAGTTCCCTATTATTTTATTTAAAAGAACTTTGTTTATTGGTTTTAATAATAATTTAAATAATTATTATTAATTTAAATAATAATTTAAATAATTAAAATTATTATTTAAATTAATAATTTTGGTAATAAACGAAGTTTCATTAAATTAATAATAAATAAAAAATAATTTAATAAATATGACGATGATTTAGTAAATAATAATACACATATATAAGAAGCACAATTTATTTATAATAACATCGTTTATTATTTTCAATAAAGTTATAATAAACACTAATTATAACTAACAATAATAAACATATCCAATATAAATTATTTAAAAATCATATAACTAATAATTTTGTTAATTATTATATTTTAATTTGACCAATTTATATTTTTTTTTAATTTATCTTCTACTTTTTTAAATATATTTGAATTAAAAAAACCTTTATTTGCACTTAATGGTGATGGATGAACTCCGGTTATTATATAATTTCTATCTATAAGCACCTGTTTATTTTTAGCATAGCTACCTAATAATAAAAATACAATATTACATTTATTATTATTTATATATTTTATTACTTCATCTGTAAACCACGACCATAATAATTGTTGAGAATTTGACTTGGACTTTATTACAGTTAATGCAGAATTTAATAAAAATATTCCATTTTCGCTCCATTTTGTTAAATCTCCATGTTCAAAATTATAATTTCTATCGGGAAATTCATTTTTTATTTCTTTAAAAATATTTATTAATGAAGGTGGAATTGATACATTTTTTGGGACTGAAAAACTCAACCCCATAGCTTGATTTTCATTTATGTAAGGATCTTGACCTAATAATACTAAGTCTATATTAGTAATATCCATTTCAAAAACTTTAAAAATTAAATTATTTGGTGGATAAATGATTTCTATTTTTCGTAATTCATTAATATTATTTATTATTTTCATTAACTTATAATAATGTTCAATAAACAAATTATGCCAACTTGAATGAATATTAAATGATTCTATTTTTTGTATTATTAAATTTAAGATGCATTTTCCTAATCTTGTGTCAAATAATAATTTATCTTTAAATATAATTTTATTTTCTATGTCTATCATATTATTATCTAATAAATATTGTATAAATTCTATTTTATATGGTCTATTATCATATTGTATTCCACTAATATGTCTCAATAAATTTCCCTTTCTAATATCAGCTTTTTGTTCTATTAAAAAATCAAATATTTCTTTATATTGTTCATTATTTTTATCATTTAATATTTTATATACACAATCAATAATTAATGTTGTATCTACATGTATGGCATTAGTATTACTTTTATATAAATAATTAATATCATAATTATTATTTATTAAAATTTGGATTTGTTCTTTATTCATAGAACCAAATAAATTAGTTTCATAAATATCTATTTTATTGGTTTTCATATATTCTAATGTTTCATTAAAATATATGTTATCACTAATTGAAATATCCCAAATTGTTCTATCAATTCTTACATTAAATTTTTCTATATATTTTATATAGAAACTAATTCCACCATTAATATAAAGCTTTTGTAATAATATTTTTTTTAGTTCTTCAATATTATCTTCATATTCACATATATATTTATTTGTGTCATAATCATAAATACATTGACTATCATAATCTTCAAAATTATTTAAATAACATTTTAAACAATATATATCAATATATTTAATATTTAAATCTTGAATTAAAATTTTTTCATCTTGTAAATTTAAATTTAATAGATTTAATGGTTCTTTATTATTTTCTATATGTGAAGTCATTATAATAGTATTATAATTTATGTTTATAATATTATTAAATCAATTTTTATTAATGATGGAAACATAAATTTATAATTTACTTTTGTAGTTGCTATATGTTTCAATGTTAACAAATCATGCCTAAATAAAGTATTATAAATAAAAAATAAATAGTAAAGTGTTTTATTTTATATTTATTTATAATATTTTATTCAACATTAATTTTTATTTCTCTGAAAACAACAATAATAAAAAATTGAAAAAAAATATTTAAAGATCATATATTATAATATAATAGTATATGGCTCAAAATACTCTCGTTTATTGGTATGGTATTATTGGTATACCTGGTAAAGGACCTAATTGGATGGAACAATATAATCCTAATAAAACGATTGGTGAAATTATACAAACTTTGACAGTAAATAAACTCGGAGAAAGAAATAAACGTATTGAAATATTTAAACATGCGCCAGGAAATATGTCTAAGTATGATAGTAATAATATGCATTGGGACCATAATACTACATTATCAGAATATTTAAATATTATGGGCTTATATGATTCAAAAAATATTATGCTTGTGTATGTAGTTATATAATGTTTGTTGTTAAAAGTTGACATTTATACTTTTAATATCTAAATATTTTTCAAGGTCAAATATGATATATTTAAAAAATAATAATAAATAGTTTTAATTAGGGAACACAGTTAACTTCGTTTATTTTAATTTAACAAAATCTAATATTTTAGGAAGGAAGCACAACTTTGGCATATTTCATAAACTAAGATTTATTAAGAACTTCATTTATTTTCAGAAAAATTAAATTACGTTCCAAAATAATTTTTTAAACCATAAATTACAATATTTTGGGAACTTCGTTAATTTATTTTATTTTTTTTAAAATTTTTTATAATTTCTATAGAGATGCAATAATTAAAGATTTATAAATTTTTTGAGAACTTCGTTAACGTAGTTTATTTTTTCTGGGAACTTCGTTAATTTATATAATTTCTCTGAAAATAACAATAATAAAAACCACCAATATATGAGTAAAACTATAATAATTTTTTAATATTTTATCATTAATAATACTAATAAAGAATGCTTCCATTTAAAACTTTTTTTTATTTAAAAAATGTTCAATTTTATATTATCAATATCATTTATATCATGTTTATTCTTTTTCATATTACATTTTATAGGCGTTATTAATGTAAAACAAGTTTATTATAAATATTAAATATTTTTGGTTTCATTATTATAATAATATTATTTTATGGACATGTTTATAGTGCCATCATAATTATTAAATTAGTTTTTGTTTATTATTAATTTACAGAAACTTCATTTATTATATAAATTATTAGTTTTAATAATAATTTTAATAATTTAAATTATTGGGTATGTTTAGTATCATCAGTTTCATTTGTTGTTTAGTATCGGTTTATTTAAAAAATTAAAAAAATATTTTTTTAATTTTTTAAATATTTTTTTTATGGGCATGTTTAGTATCATCTGTTTGGATTACTATTTAGTATTAATCTTATTTAAACATAATAATAATTAATAAATTAAATTAACAAAGCAAGCTTTAGTTATTTTATTCTATTATAATTATTTTATATTGGGAACTTCGTTAACTTCATTATTAATTATTATTATTATTATTATTTTTCAATAAGATTAATACTAAACAATAATCCAAACAGATGATACTAAACATGCCCATTATTAAAATTGCCTGAAAATAAACAAAGTTAACGAAGTTCCCATTTAAAAGTCTTAAATAATAAATTATTGAAGTTTGCTAGATAATTTAGAGTTCTAAATAATAAATTATTATTAAATTTGCTAGAGGATTTAAAGTTCTAAATAATAAATTATTAATTTGCTATAAAATGTAAAGTTCTAAATAATAAATTAATTATTAAAGTTTACCATAAAACATATTTTAGAATTCTAAATAATAAATTATTAAAAGTTTGCCCAAAAAATATTTTAAGGTTTTAAATAATAAATTATTATTTAGTTTGCTAGATAATTTAGAGTTCTCAAAACAAAAATTGCAAATGAAACCACACCATCAAACATAAAAAAAGAACTAGACAATTTTAAAAATAAAATGATACATAATGTCTTCTACATATATTAATTCTTTGAGAATTAGAAAAAACAAGGCTTATTCATTTTAGTATAAAATAGTGTTCTTATTCAATTGATAATTTATATATTTTTATAAATAAACAAAGTTCCCAAATATATAAATTATTATAATTATGAAATCAAAAATAAGTAATATTTATAATAAAATTGTTATGTCTAGATATATCATAATATAAAATCAAAAGAACATCCTACAAAATATGATTATGATTTTTATTTATTGTTATTTTCAGAGAAATTATAAAAAATTCAGAAAAATTATAAAATAATTTGTAAATCTTAAATTATTGCATCATCATAGAAATCATACAAATTTATTGCTATTTTCAGAAAAATTATAAAATATTTTAATTTAAGATTTAAATTAATTTCATATTTTTTCTAAAAATTTTATAATTTCTCTGAAAATAACAATAAAAAAAAATAAAATAAACTACGTTCCGTTTCAAAATATTTTAATTTATGGTTTAAAAAATTATTTTATAATTTTTCTGAAATTTTTATAATTTCTCTGAAAATAACAATAATAATAATTTTAATCATTTAAATTATTATTAAAATCAACGCTTTAAATAATATAATGAACTTTATTAATCACAATTATTTAAATTATTATTTTTTAATTTTTAAATAAATTGATATTAAACAGTAAATTAAATAGATAATAATAAACACCTTCATATATAAGCATATTTATTAATAATTAAGAACTTTGTTTATTTTTAATAAGATTATTTAAATCTATAATATTTTGCCGACAGACTAAACTAATTATTATTTATAAATCTAAAATATTATCCTAGTAATTTTTAATAATAAACATGATTGTATCAATAACTTATTTTTATATTTATTATCGCGTTATTTAACTAATAATTTAAATAAATAATATTTTATTTAAATTATAATTTAAATAATTAAAGTTATTATTAAATCTAAAAAAATTAATATATAATATTAGAAGATTTATTAATCTTATTTATTAATATATATGTGTATTATAGGCTTATAATTAAAAATAAATAAATGAAGTTTTCATTAATTATTACTTTATTAAAACTTAAAATAATATAGATTCTTATTATTTTATTTAAATTATTGGTTTTAATAACAATTAAAGGTATTATTAAAACTAATAATTTAGTAATATATAAATTAATAATAAACAACAAAAATAATGATAATTATAATATTAAACATATATTTATAAGAACTTTATTTATTATTTTATATTCCAATAATAATACAAAAATATACATTATAATATTAAATATATATTAAAAAAAACTTTATTCTTTATTTTTTCAAATAAAATAGCAATATATAAAAATTTAATAATTATTATTTTTAAAAAATATTAATGAAGTTCCATAAATTTATTATACAATAATATTTTTTCTTTCATTATAAATTGTTTCTATTTTATTTATAAAATTTTCTTGAGTTATATTTATAAGATTTAACTTATTACCACAATAATCTATATTATTTTGTAATTTTTCTTTCATTAAGTTCCATAAAGTAGTAGAATTAGGAACACAAACTATTTGTTTTATTTCTTCAAATCCATATAATTTATCTTTTTTTGTTTTAATATATCTTTTTTGTCCTCTTATTATATAATATTGATATTCAGAATTTGAATTATACATCACTATAAAATATTCTATTGTGTTAGTTTCTTTTGGTGATACAACTCTATCTTCAACAGCTATATTTAATTTTTTTGATACTATATTTAATGTTTTATCACTTGTATCTAATTTTTCATTAGTTAATTCTAATTCTTCATAAGTTTCATTTAACTTTTCTAAAGTTTCATCTAATTTATCATTAGAATTCTTAGCATATTTTAGTAATTTATCATTAATTAGTTTTGTATTTTTATTATCTTCTAATAACTTATTATTCTTTTCAATAATCATATCTATTTTTTTTTCTAAATTATCTATTTTATCATTTTTTTCTTTAATAATATTGTGATCTTCATTAATTTTTTTTTTATAAAAAATTATATATTTTTCTTTTAATTTATTTTGATAATCATTAAAATATTTAATACATTCTTCAAGAAGTAAATAATAATTGGCATATTTTTTTGTATTTTTTGAACGTATTAAACATATTTTAAATGCTCTTGGGTGTAAATAATATTCTATTTTATGTGTGCAACCGCCAGATGGTGCCGACTCAACAATATTGTTTACTCGGAAATCAATATTTTCTTGAAATAAATTTTGATCAATTAATAAACGTTTTATATTTGTTGTTCCATTATATATTTTTAATATTCCATATTTTTGTAATTTATCATGATATATACAACATTCATCTTTACTAACCAAGTTAATAAATTCATCAATAAAACTAATATCAATTTTATAATATAAATTATTAACTTCTTTTACATAATCAATAATATTAATGATTCTCTGTTCTTCTAGTAATTGATTATTAAACTTTTCTATCAATATATTAGCCATAATAATATTAATTATTATATTTTTAAAACCTTTACTTATCATTTTTTTTAATTTATACTTTAGACATGTTTATTATCATAATTTAGAATTAGTGTTTATTATAACCTTAATGAATATAATAGTATAAATTAATTGGACTTTCTATATATGTTTATTATTATAATTTATAATTATTGTCTTCTTAATTAATTATTAAAATATTTTTATTTATTATTAATTTAAATAAAATAATAGGAACTTGAGTTATTTAAATTATTAGTTTTTAATTTTTAATTAAGTGATAATAAATAAAGGACTTTGTTTATTTATTTTATAATTTTTAATTTTTAAATAAACTAATAATAAACAGTAAAATAAATATATCCTTTATTTAAAATTACATAAAAAATATAAAAAAAGTTTTGATTTAGTATTTTATATTTTATTCTTATTTCAAAGAATAAAATATAAAAATTTCTGAAAAAATAAATTATATACCGACAATATTTTAATTATGGTTTAAAAAATAATTTTATAATTTTTCTGAAAACAGCAATAAATAATTAAAAAAAATAAATTACATTAACGAAGTTCCCAAAAAATATAAATTTTAGATTTTATAAATTTATTATATAATAATATTTTTTCTTTCATTATAAATTGTTTCCATTTTATTTATAAAATTTTCTTGAGTTATATTTATAAGATTTAACTTATTACCACAGTAATCTATATTATTTTGTAATTTTTCTTTCATTAAGTTCCATAAAGTAGTAGAATTAGGAACACAAACTATTTGTTTTATTTTTTCAAATCTATATAATTTATCTTTTTTAGTTTTAATATATCTTTTTTGTCCTCTTATTATATAATATTGATAATCTGAATTTGAATTATACATTACTATAAAATATTCTATTGTGTTAGTTTCTTTTGGAGATACAACCCTATCTTCAACAGCTATATTTAATTTTTTAGATACTATATTTAATGTTTTATCACTTGTATCTAATTTTTCATTAGTTAATTCTAATTCTTCATAAATTTCATCTAATTTATTATTAGATTTTTCAGCATATTTTAATAATTTATTATTATCTTCTAATAACTTATTATTCTTTTCAATAATCATATCTATTTTTTTTTCTAAATTATCTATTTTATCATCTTTTACATTTAACAGTTTTTCTTGTTCATCAATTCTATTTTTATAAATAATAATATATTTTTCTTTTAATTTATTTTGATAATCATTAAAATATTTAATACATTCTTCAAGAAGTAAATAATAATTGGCATATTTTTTTGTATTTTTTGAACGTATTAAACATATTTTAAATGCTCTTGGGTGTAAATAATATTCTATTTTATGTGTGCAACCGCCAGATGGTGCCGACTCAACAATATTGTTTACTCGGAAATCAATATTTTCTTGAAATAAATTTTGATCAATTAATAAACGTTTTATATTTGTTGTTCCATTATATATTTTTAATATTCCATATTTTTGTAATTTATCATGATATATACAACATTCATCTTTACTAACCAAGTTAATAAATTCATCAATAAAACTAATATCAATTTTATAATATAAATTATTAACTTCTTTCACATAATCAATAATATTAATGATTCTCTGTTCTTCTAGTAATTGATTATTAAACTTTTCTATCAATATATTAGCCATAATAATATTAATTATTATATTTTTAAAACATTATCTTATCATTTTTTTAATCTATACCTTATGTAAAAATATATAATAAATATAAAAAAAAATTTTAATTTATAATTTCTATTTTTATAGAAATTATAAAATTTTAGCCATTTTTTTATTATATAGACATTTTATGATCTGTTTCATTTACTATTTATTTAAATATTAATAATTTAAAAATGTATATGTGTATAGTTTTTTATTTCTCTATAAAGTATGTTATTATATAATATTTTTATTAATAGTAATAATAATTCTTTTAAAGTATATTTTTGGTTATGATGATTGAATATTTTATTTAATTGTTCATCTGAATAAATATAATCAATAATAATGTTAATAATTTTATTATGCTCCATAATAATTATAATAGAATAAAATAAATAAAGCTTGCTTCCTTAAACGTATAATAATTTTATATTGGAACGTTGTTTATTATTTTTTTATTGGGAACTTCGTTAACTTCGTTTATTAATTATTATTATTATTTTTCAATAAGGTTATAATAAACAGCAATCCTAACAGATGATACTAAACATACCCATTGTTAATTTTCAAAGAAATTATAAAAAATAACGAAGTTCCCAGAAAAATTTGGAACTTCGTTTATTTTTTCTAAAAACTAGAAAAATTAAGAAATATTCATAATTTATTATAATAAATATATGTATAATTTATTTATTAATAATTGAAACTTTATTTATTTTCAATAAAGTTATAATAAACACTAATCATAACAGACAATAATAAACATGTCCTATATATAAAAGTATATTATTATTATATAATATGACTAAATTAGATAAAGGGACGCTTTACGAAGTATATATATGTAATTACATTAACAATAATAATGAACATACAATAGCATATTTATGGAAAGATATTCCAGATTATATATTATATAATGCCAAATTAATAAATGATATAAATGATTGTCGTATAAATAGAGAAAAATGTAAAAATTATATACATGATATAGGAATTGATATTATTCAAATAAATAATATAACTAATAAAATAAGTTTCATTCAATGTAAAAATTATGAAGGAACATTATGTATAAAAGATTTAGCCGGTTATTTTGCGATAATGTCTCAATCTGAACATTATGATAAAAACGGAATTATTTATACATCAAATAATAAATATTCTCATAATTTAATGAGAGTATGTAAAAATAAAACACATACATTTATTCATTTACCAATGGATAATAATATAACAATTTCTAAAAATATATTAGTTCCATATAATTATCAATTAGAATGTTTAGATAAATTTAATAAATTTTATGAAAACAATAATAATGGAATATTACAAATGCCTTGTGGATGCGGAAAAACATTTACAAGTTTTTTAATTTCTGAAAAATATGAAATAATTATAATAATATCACCATTAAAACAACATACAGAACAAAATGTAATAAATTATAAAAAATATTCAAAAAGTGAAATAAAAACACTAATAGTGGATAGTGATGGAACAAGAAATATAAAATACATTTTATCTAAAATAACAGAAAATAAACTAATAATAGGATCAACATATAAAAGTTGTGATATAATAATAGAACTATTAAACAATTTAAATTTAGATAAAATATTTATAATAATAGATGAGTTTCATAATTTAAGTTATAATAATATATATAATGTAAATGATCCAATAAATAAAATAATAAAAACAAATGTAAAAAAATTATATATGAGTGCAACACCAAAAATATATGAAATAGAAGAAACAAATTATAATATAGAAAATCTATTAGGAAAAATTGTTTATAAAATGGATTTTATGTATGCAATAGATAATAATTTAATATCTAACTATGAAATATATTTACCAATTCATGAAGATGATAATTATGAAATATTAGTAGAACAAATAAAAATATTAAATTATGATAAAATATTAATAAAAAAAATTTTATATTATTTTGAATCAATTAAAATATTAGGAAAGTTAAAAACAATAATATATTTTAATAATCATGATCATATAGATATATTTATTAAATGTATGAATGATATAAATAATTATTATAATTATAACTATACCATAGACAGTATCATATGTACAGATACTAAAAATAATAGAAATAAAAAATTAGAAAACTTTAATAATAATGATAATATAAGTATATTATGTTCAGTTGGAATATTAGATGAATGTATAGATATTCCAAGTTGTAATAGTGTATATATAACTTATAATTGTGTATCTAAAATTAGAATAATTCAAAGAATTAGTAGATCTTTACGAAAATATAATAATAAAATAGCTAAAATATTAATATGGTGTAATGATAATTTATTAGAAAATCCAATAATAAATGCAATAAAAGAAATAGATAATGATATAATTAATAAATTTAAATTTATTAATTATAATAAAATATATTCATTTGAAGAAAATATTAAAATAAACAAGTTCCAAAAATATAATATATCTATATATAATCAAAAATTAAATAATAATAATATAACTTTTGAAAATACTAATATATTGACAGAACAAACTACAGATAAAATAAAACATTTTAATAATAAATTAATTGAAAATAATAATAATATTTCTATTATTGAATATGTTAAAAAAATTAATAATTTATATTATAACATTGATAATAGCGATGATTTAATAAATATGATTGGTAAAGATGAATGTTGCATACATCATAATATGTTAAAAAAATATGGAATATCTACATTAAACGGAACAACAAATTATATTAAAAAATTATTAAGTCAATATGATTTTGTAGAAAATACAGATTATAGACTTCAACAAGTTTCTCAGTCAGCTACGCACGGAGGATGTACACATAAAAATGAATATTATTTACATCCTAGAACCTTTAAATTTTGTTTAATGCGTTCATTAAAAACAAAAAATTATGCAAAATATTATTTATTTCTTGAAGATTGTATTAAATATTTTAATGATTATCAAAATAAAATGAATGAAAAATATATTATTATTTATAAAAATAGAATTGATGACAAAATATACTGTTAATTGTAAATGGTGATTAAATTAATAATTAACATAAACAGATACTTATAAAAAATGATAAAATTGATAATTTAGAAAAAAAAAAGATATCATTATTGAAAATAATAATAAGTTATTAGAAAATAATAATAAATTACTAAAATATGCAGAAAAATCTAATAATAAATTAGATTAAACTTTAGAAAAGTTTAATGAAATTTATGAAGAATTATAATTAACTAATGAAAACTCGTTTATTTGTAATCATATTGAAAATAAATAAAGTTCTAATTATTAATAACTTATATATGTGTATTATTATAAGTTATGATTATTTCTTTTTTATTTATTTATTTTTTATTTATTAAAAAATAAATAAGTTTGTTTTCAATTAATTTTTATATTACACAAATTATTAGTTTAAATAATATAATTATTTAAATCATTATCAAAACTAATACTTTAAATACAATAATAGGGATCTTTGTTAATCTCAATTATTTAAATTATTAGTTTTTTATTTTTTAATAAAATGATAATAAATATATTCATTTTTAAATTATTAATTTTTAAATAAATAGTAAATGAAACAGATTATAACATGTCTATATAATAAAAAATAATTTTTTTTTTAAAAAAATTATTGCTATTTTGAAATAAATTATAAAAAATGGCTAAAATTTAATAATTTATATAAAAATAGAAATAATAAATTAAAATTTTTTTTTATATTTATTATTTCTATTTTTACATAAGGTATAGATTAAAAAAAATGATAAGATAATGTTTTAAAAATATAATAATTAATATTATTATGGCTAATATATTGATAGAAAAGTTTAATAATCAATTACTAGAAGAACAAATAACCATTAATATTATTGATTATGTGAAAGAAGTTAATAATTTATATTATAAAATTGATATTAGTTTTATTGATGAATTTATTAACTTGGTTAGTAAAGATGAATGTTGTATATATCATGATAAATTACAAAAATATGGAATATTAAAAATATATAATGGAACAACAAATATAAAACGTTTATTAATTGATCAAAATTTATTTCAAGAAAATATTGATTTCCGAGTAAACAATATTGTTGAGTCGGCACCTAAAGGTGGATGTACACATAAAAATGAATATTATTTACATCCTAGAGCATTTAAAATATGTTTAATGCGATCTTTGAAAACTAAAAAATACGCTAAATATTATTTACTTCTTGAAGAATGTATTAAATATTTTAATGAGTATCAAAATAAATTAAAAGAAAAATATAATATTGATTTAAAATTAAAAATAGAAAATAAAAATAATAAAATATGCCAATTAGAACAAAAAATAGACAAACTTTTAGAAGATAATAAAATTACACATAAACATAATGAAGAAATGAAAAAATATAATGAAGAAATGAAAATTATAAATAATGAACTTATTAAAAGAAGTCATAAATTAGAATTACAATTAAATGATACACTAGAAAAATTAGATGAAACCCATAATATATTAGGAGAAACAAAAGATGAATTAGAAATAACTAATGAAAAATTAGATACAACCGATAAAACTTTAAATATAGTAGCTAATAAATTAAATATAGCTGTAAAAGACAGAGTTATCCACACTAAAAAGAAATCTACTATAGAATTTTTTGTAATTATGAAAAATTTAAATGCAGAATATAAATATTATATTATACGTGGTCAACATTTATATATTACATCTAAAAAAGAACAATTAAATGAATTTGTTGAAATTAAAAAATTAGAATGTGTTCCAAATGCAACTATATTATGGAACCTAATAAAAGAACAATTAAAAAATTCTATAGATTATTGTGGCAATAAATTAAATTTAATTAATATAAATGAATCTGAATTTCTTGAAAAAATAGAAATTATATATGATTCTCGTAAAGAAGTTAATTTATAAATATAATATGGTAATTAAACAATCTATTTTATTAATATATATATGTTTATATAATTAAGATTTTAAAAATATATATATATTTAGTATAAATAAAAATAAACAAAGTTTCAAGAACTTTATTTATTATTCAAATTATTAGTTTTAATAATAATTTGAATTATTGGTCTTGGTTACTATCTTCTGTTTCTTTTACTGTTTATTATCAGTTTATTTAAAAATTAAAAACTAATAATTTAAATAATTGTGGTTTCTATTATTTTATTTATAAAGAACTTCATTTATTAGTTTTAATAATAATTTAAATAATTTAGATAATAAATAAAGTTAACAAAGTTCTCATAAATTAATAATAAACAAAAAATATTTTTATTAAATCATCCCTAATGAAAATATTTTTATTACAATGATTTAATAAAATAATAATAAACATATATAGGAAGGCAATTTATTTATATTATTATTTTTCAACAAGGTTATGATAAACACTAATCATAACAGAATATAATAAACTTTTCATTATAAAAATAGTATGATAATAATTTTGGGATAGAAGATAACCAAATAATATATAAAGTAACAAATCTTAAAACATTAAAGAATACAATCATAATGTATATATTATTATTATTTTTAGATAAATTATAAAAATTTCTGAATTTTTTATATTTTATCTAAAAATAATAATAAAGTAAATGTTAACAATCTAAATTATAAATTAAAAATATATGTATTTCATAACTTCGTGTATTTCATAACTTCGTGTATTTCATAACTTCGTGTATTTCATAACTTCGTGTATTTCATAACTTCGTGTATTTCATAACTTCGTGTATTTCATAACTTCGTGTATTTCATAACTTCGTGTATT